CTATAAATCCATATTTATTTCACACAGATTTCTTATATCTCCTTATAGTCTTCTTATAACGACGGGACGGGGGGAGGGGAGGATGCTTTTTAGTTTTCTTTCCCTTTCCTGTTAAACGTTTAGTTATGAAAGAACAAGTTTCAAAAACAAATTCAGATACTCTTTGAATTGGTCCTATCATTGCTGAAACTTCAAATTCATATGATTCAATCTCTTCAACAATATCACTTCTCCATTTTTGAGTTGCGCAACCAGTTAATTTAAGTTTAACATTCTTATCCAAAATTATCTCATGTTCTTCTTTATGATGTGAGAAAGGTTCAACCCATAATACTCTAACACCCGGAGTTGCGACAATTTCAACCATACAACAAGAACCTTGAGTAAAAGCATCTGGCGCTGATGAATCTGTTGGTGCGTATGTAGTAGACCAATAATCGAGTGTAGGCGATGTAAGACCATCTTTACGAGGATTATAATATTCTGTCGGAACTAATCCTCTAAATAGACGTAAAGGTGATGTAAGTCTTGGAACTTTATTAAATACTTTTTCAAATGATTCAACGTATAACTTTATAGTTGCTCTAATATTTTCAAGAGTTACTTCTGATAGTCTAACAGGTCCTATATCTGAACTAAACTTTTTAATATAATCAAGAAGCTCTTGATCGGTTGATTGATATCTTAAATAATAATTTATTAAATAAGCTCCATTTTTTGTATATGAAAATAAGATATCCAAGTCTGGTTTTGATAAGCTTTCAATAAACTGTTTCTGTTTATCAAAAAAATTCATATCAATAGTTGTATCTTGAAATAAAAAATCACCATGATGATATTCTTTTTCAGGGAAAGTAGTGAATTCTTTACCTTCATAATCTATTCCCGATTGAGTTTTTATACTTGGAGTAAGTTTGAAAACTGCTCCTTCTTCCATTACTATATAAATGAAGAATCCAATTACAAGAACTATTCGTTCAGTTAAAAATTAGTGTAGGGTTCTCGCCCAAGTTGTTACCAGTACAACTTACAAACTGGTTCTCATCAGATCAAACGTTTGTATCTCTGATGATAGAATGTTAATTATAATGCTGCCCCACACTCGCAGCACTTCGTGATAGCCATCCAATTTGATTTGCTACCTCCGGTCATTTTTGATGGACTGACTAACCATTAGTGAGTAGGGAACCTACCTATCTCACAGTGACAACTCCACAGCATTTATACCCCAACTCAGCGGTCTTTCGACTTGAATTGAGGAGCTGTTCCAGTACTTTCCCAGTTTTAACGCTTCCTATTCAGCTGACCGAAGTCACTGAGTTTCAGTTACGTGTGCACTATGACATCGCGTCGGCACCTAGAAGTTCCTGCTGTTACCCCCATTATATAACTAGCCCCGTCCTCGCTGTCATACCGGTTATCTTCATAACCTTACCACTTTATCTACCATATACTATCTTGAAACTTAAGAATCCGTTTTTCATGGTTCTAACCATTAAACGTATATAAAAACAAAAAGGCCCCTCTTGGAATCTCGCTCTTTTATCATGTAGAACAACCTCGCGGATATACACTGTTATAGTGAGTGTATACATATCTACTCTGACCCTTTCGGGCGTCGTTAATTTCAAATGCCTTCAAAGATTACCTATTAACAAGCTCATCAATATTATTCCTTTCGGAGCGCGCGATGAGATATACTATCCTGAAACTTAAGAATCCGTTTTTCACGGTTTAGAGTAATGGAGAGTTCTGGTGACTTTTTTAAGAGAGCGAAAGCTCATTCTTTAAAACCAACCATAGTTAACGATAAAAGTAACTTTGTGGTTGTTACATATTGGTGGGGTAGAGGTAACATTAATAAAAATACTCAAAGCCCTTGTCCTGAAACTCTAGAAGAAATTATTGAATGGGAAGGTATCCGTAAATATCTATTAAAAGATTTGAAAGAAACAAATCCAGATGCTACTGAAGCGAATGTAGATCCTAAGGATGTTCTAGCTGAAGTTAAAAATGTTTTACCCGATTATGGTATTTCTTGGATTGAACCAATTAAGTATGAACAGATGATTGGAAATTGGGAAACGTCTTGTGCAAAACATAAGTGCAACTATCTGGCAGAAGAATATCCTGAGTTTGCTGTGAAAGGAGGGTATCAACATGCTATCAACTTTAAACCTGTTTTTATTGAGTTGGCTCTGAGAGCATGTTATCCTCGTGGAGTTCTATACATTGATGGAGATATGAAGATTGAAAGATATCCGTCTATCTGTGACATGAAAGAAGTGGATTATATGGCTCGTGGATGGAATACTGACCCAAGACCTAAATGGAAGAGAGCAGCCTGCTTTGATCCTTACTTACTTGAAACATCAGGTGGAACTATGTTTTTTGGGAATACGTACCACGCATACGAACTACTAAAACAATGGATAGCTAAAACGTTAAAGAATCCTGGTAAAGCAGATGATCGTATTATATCGCAAGTAATCACAGTTGAGAAAATGTTGACGAATCTTTCAACACTTCAATTACCAATTGAATATTTATGGTTAAGTTTAGATTTTGATGGACCCTTAAAAGATATTCCAGGATATTCAAAAAAGAGAAACTTAGTGATTACTCATCCTGAATGTTTGACAGGTGAAGATAGAGCAACATCAGAAGGAGCATCATCAAGCAGACAACCTCCTGGTTATGATAGATATGTATCTGAAATGATTGAATGTCGTAAGAATGAAATTATTTATGAATATATTCATTTTGAAACAAAAAGTCAATCAGGACCATTCAGAACTTATTTCGATTGGTTGAAGGATAAAAAGATTGTAAAGATAGTTCCTTACTCTGAAAAATACGGAAGTCATAATGATACAGCGAAAGAAAATGGTTCTATTATCAATGCATCTTCCGTACTAGTCCATACTAAACTGGTAGTGATAAGTGAGAATGAACTAGATACAGTTTCATTACACAAGGTATCGTCTGCAAGAGAAATCATTCCTACTATATTGATGTATTTATTGAATAGACAACATGTTGTATACGTTCCTAAAAGCACTCGTAGTATAAGAACAGTTTTAGGAAAAGCAAATGAACAGAACCTAGATTTTGTGACTAAAAATGTATCAAAGTCATATGCAAGAACAAAACTAGATTATACTTTGGCATTTGAAGATGATTACCCAATATACTTTGGACCTAATAACAAAGTATTACGTCATTTATTATTGATGTCATCAACTCTACAAGATTTCGAAAAGATTTTTAATGAATCTTATTTATTTTTAACTCGTATTCGTTGTGGATGGGTTTAAAGTTCTTGCACTTGGGTCATTTGTTTCAGGACTCCATTTAGGCATCCAAAAATAAGGAATAGTTCTTTCATAAGAATGATATGTTAAGTCATAAACGTATCTATAGTAAAAAGATTCAGATGAAATAGGAGGTAAATGTTCAATATTAGTATTCCAATCAGGTACAATTGTATTTGTTCTTGCTTGGCATTCTTGATACCATGATAATTGTCCAGAACTACTTACACCATCACTAAAAGCTTCTTTCTTACGCCATAAAATTTCATCAGGAAGGAAACCTTTAAATGCAGTTCTCAATAACCATTTCTCACATTGTTGTTGTGTCGGACGAAGCAAGGATGTGCGTATTCTTTTTACGTAAGCGACTAACTCTTTATCTAAGAAAGGAGTTCTAGGTTCAAGACCATGACTACTAATACATCTATCAGAACGTAAAACATCAAAGTAATGAATATCATTCAAAAGACGATCACGTTCATACATGAATTCAGATTCTGAAGGACTTTTATGGAAATAAAGATATCCACCAAATAATTCATCAGAACCATCACCATTAAAAACAACTTTACAATCGGTAGTACGTCGGATTTCTCTTGCAACTAACCAATTACCAACAGATGCACGAACAGTAGTAATATCATATGATTCAATATCATGAATAACTTCAGGAATAGCTTGAAAGAATTCATCAGGAGTCATAACAATTTCAGTATGTTCGGAACCAATAAAATCTGCAACTATTTTTGCACAACGTAAATCTTCTGAACCATTAAATCCAATACTGAAAGTTTTAAGTTTAGTTTTCATATTTTTCTGTAAAATCGCAGCAACCAAACTACTATCAAGACCACCACTTAATAATGCAGCCATGGGTCTCTCAGACATCATACGTTTCGCGACAGAATTAATAAATAAATTACGAACACCAACAACTGCATCTACAACATCATTTACAATAGGTAATTCGGGTATGTGATGAAAGGTATACGTATTATAATACAAGGTCTTAAGATCTAAAATAATGAAATGACCGGGAGGAAACACAGTTATAGAAGCTTCAGGATCACGAGGAAATGCTTTTAGTTCACTTGAAAAGATAATACGTTCATACGAGGAACTCATAAATAAAGGACGAACACCATAAGGATCACGAGCAATCGTAACCATATTCTTATCAACAACAACAAGTGAGAACACACCGTCGATCAAACTAGGAAAGTTGAATTTTTTCTTGCATAGTTTACCTAACACTTCGCAATCAGAACCAGTTGTATTCGTAATATTGAATTTCTTAGATAATTCAACATGATTATATATTTCACCATTACACATCCAAACTAATCCATCTTTTTCAAAAGGTTGAGAACCGCCAGTCAAGCCATTAATAGCAAGACGAGTGAATCCTAGTTGATAATTTGAACCTGTAACAATTCTAGTTTCTTCGGGTCCTCTGTTTTTTAATTTATTTACGTATTGTTCGGGATTTTCAATATGTTTACCAAACAAAGCCCAGATTCCACACATTTATGAATACGTATAAAATGAATTAGATATTTTGAACTCATATCATAGCAATGGAGGACTTGTTTCCTCGAAAAGAAGGGCTAGATTATAGTAAACTTAAAACTACAGAAGAAGGTTCTTATAGCATAACAAGAAGACGTGATGCAGAACGTATCATGAATGTATTTCGTTGTATATTTCGTAATATGTCTAGTATGACAATTACTGATGCTACGGCATGTATAGGTGGAGATACTATTAACTTTGCATTACATTTCGGACACGTCCACAGTATTGAATTAAAACAGGATAACTTTGAAGTATTGACAAATAATATTGAAGCATACAATTTCCATAATGTAACATTACATCATGGAGATAGCACAAAATTATTCAATTGGAATACAAATGTATTATACATTGACCCGCCATGGGGAGGACCAGATTATAAACAACATAAACATTTGGATTTATTTATGTCAGAAAAGAGATTGGATATATGGTTAGAAGAAATCCTTAAAAAGAAAAATCGTCCATCTAAAATTGTTTTAAAACTTCCGGTTAATTATAATTTCAGTCGACTCAATTTTCTGTCAAATGTGGATTATATAACGCCATACCAAATAAGAAGTTATGTGTTAGTAGTTATCGGAGTACATCCATTGAAAACGGATTTCGCAACAACCAAATCTTGAAATACTGAGTGCCACAATGACATCAATCAAGAACAAGATTTTCAACACAACAATGTTTGCAATTACAAAGTTTCAAGAGCATGCAGATAAGCTCGAGATGTTTCTCATGAAAGAGGGGAATATGCACGTAGTTCTGTCATGTATGAACATGTTCTTGATTGGATGTTTCCTTTCAATTCTGATTTATACTTGCATGGATTGGCTAGTTTCTGATCCGGCAGAGAACAAGTTGGTTGCTAAGATATCTCAGCTAACTGAGGACCTAGATAATACAGAGGCTTTAGTTGACTCCTATATGGAGGACAACGAGGAGAAGGACAAGAAGATTAAGAACTTGACTGCTGAGTTGAATGAAGCAAGATTGTTGCTAGACCAGTCCCAGACTGTCATAGCTGAAACGCGAAATCGATATCTTAGTTGCCGGGAGACTGCGAAAAGATTTATCGATACGTTTCCAGAGCCTCTTAAGCAGGACTAAAGTATGGATAAAAAACCAAAGCAACTAAAACCAATAAAATAGCGACGTCAAACGTCCGCACTATTTTTTTGTACGTTACAGGAAGAGCATTAAATTGGTCACGATAAGATTTTGGTTTAAAGGGCATAGATAACCATCCTAACAAGGTTGGACCTAGTTGGTCAGTACAACTGTATACATAATCATACCATGCAAGCAAAACATACGCAAGAGTAGCAAGTAAAAATGCTGCCACAATCTTGTGTTGGTAAGCTTTTGGATGAGGTAACCAATAGACAGCTAATACAAACGCTGAGAAAACTAAGCATTTAGGGTTTAAGTATAACGGAGTTCCAAATAAGCCACCTCCCATTTATAACTTAAACCTTCTTTTTATAAAATAGTAACCACACATCAAACAACTCAAAGCAATTGAAAGAATAACAACTAAAGAACCAACAAGAAGCATTGTCCATCCTGCATCTGTACTCATTTTAATTACATTTGTAACACCTAAGGCTCCAAACCCAGCAATTGTAGTTGCTGCTGCATTGACTGATATAAACATTGCTTCACCTGCGTTCATTTAAGAAATATCTAAACGTAAAAAGATAATCCGTTTTTTATTTTGTATAGATGATATAGGTCATAGAATAAACACCCAATAATCCGATAAAACTTACATATTGAGATTTCAAAGTGGATAAATAATCTGCAAGAATAACACTAGATGCCATCATAATTGAATCGGCAACCAAAATTTTCCATGAGTTTTCGGATGCATAAGACTTAAATAAATCAATGACTGAATTGTGTCCCAATGGGACAGTTTGAATAACAAATAAATAAAATAAAACATCATGAATTATTTGAATTAGAACTGAAACTAAAACTAAAGTTACTAAATCTGCTGAAGGAAATAAAAACTTAGCAATTAGAATACCTAGAATGATAACTAAGCAATCCGACATAACTGCAACAATTCCAAATTTAGAATACCAAGTATTTAAAGAATTTCCTAAATGAAAAACCTTAGAAAGAAGAATTGTAAAAAAATCCACCCATATAACTGCTGAACTAATATCTAATAAGTCCATTTATATTTAGAACAAGTATAAAGAGTCTTTACGAAACTGACTTTTCTGTTTAGCATAGTAGTCATTATCTTCAAGTTCAATGTTCTTTTCAATCTTATCAAACTCTTTTTGCATTTTCTGTATATGCTTCTCAATCTCTTCCTGTTTAGGATCAACTGATTGTTTACCTCTCTGTGAAGGAGGAACATATGCAGACTTTCTTGTAGCAAGATATTTTGTCATAGACTCTTTAGCTTGAACTAGATTCTCCCAAGCATCATCAGCATCCGAATCAATCCCGGAAAGTGGACGCTCAGGAATAGTAGCTTTATGAGCTAACCATAACTTCTCAAACTCTTTCTCACGTTCAGCTCTATCTTGCTTCTCGAACATCATACGATCCTTATCTGATAGCTCATCAACCTTAATTTTCAAATTGTAAGGAGTAGAAGACAAATATGTCTCATCGTACCTGTTTACAACATTGATAACAGCTTGAGGAAATTGTATGCGATTTTTCTGGATATGATTCCACGCATCATGACTTGCCCAATCCAAAGATTCATAAATGAAATCTTCATCTGAAGTATTGAGGTTTTTTAAAGTGCGAACCATATGGTTCTTGCTAAATGCTTGCATGCTAATTTCGTGTCTGAATTGTTGCATTCTGGTCGTGATTTATTTATCCACTCTTAAATCCGTTTTCAATAATAAGGATGCCGAATATCTCTTACGAAGAGTTAAAAGAAACAAAGGCACAACAATTACCTTCTGATGCATCGTTGGAATCATTGAAACGTATGCGAGAAGAAATGTGCTCTACGTCTGTGTCTCGTGATTTTAAATTACAATCAAATCAAAGATTTCTAAGAAGAGTCTTAAGTCCTGATTCACCTACTCGCGGAGTTCTCTTAGTTCATGGAACAGGTGTAGGTAAAACTTGTACAGCCATTCAGATTGCAGAAGAGTATATTATAAGACCTGAATTTCAAGATAAAAAAGTTCTGGTTCTTGCAAATCCTTCCGTCCAAGATAATTTCAAGGCGCAGATATTTGATATTACAAGAGTTACACTTGATTCAGATGGCCTATTACTTTCAAAACAGTGTACGGGTCGCAGATATCTTGATATGATTCAAAGATCGCAAACTGAACCTTTGAGATATACAGATAAAGCATCACAATCACGTATTACAAATTTAGCAAATAAATTGATTGGAGAATTTTATGAATTTTTTGGGTATCTTACATTTGCCAATCTAATTACAACTAAAAAATTACATTCAACGCCTAATGAAGTTGAAAAGTGGATACATGATACATTTGACAATCGTTTAATTATTATTGATGAAGCACATAATTTAAAAGAAACGACAGAATCTGAGTCAAATAAATTAGTAGCGATTGCAATTGAAGAAATATTGAAAACTGCAAACGGTGTTACTTTAGTTTTATTAACTGCTACACCGATGTATGATACGTATGATGAAGTTTTGTATTACATAAATTTGTTTTTATGGAATGACAGAAAGATAGAGACAAAGAGTTCAGTCAAAACATCTGATATATTCAGTGAGTCGGGTGAATTCAAGGAAGGAAAAGAATCTATATTTCGTGGTTGGTGTCAAGATTATATATCATTCGTAAGAGGAGAGAATCCATTCACATTTCCTTTCAGGTTACCCCCACCACCTAATCTAGTTGCATTAGCTGATCGTGAAACCGATATTGCAGGAAAAGAAATTAAGAAACAACGAAAATATTTAACTTTAACAAAATCGTTTGTATCACCACTGCAAGAACAAGCAATCAAGAACCTAAAAGTAACAACAACAACTGATTCTAGATTAATTTGTGTATATCCGGAAAACAAAACTTTTAAGGAAACATTTGAAAGGTCAGAAGGTGGTTATAAATATCGTGGAGAGAAGTTTTTAGCACCTTCTAAAGTCGCATTATATAGTTCAAAGTTTGCTTTAGTTTTGAATTTATTGATTGCTACAACTGGATTAGCATTTGTATATTCGAATATTGTTGAATCAGGTGCACAATTATTTGCAATGTGTCTTGAAGAACATGGATTTGAACCTGCTATTGGAAATAGATTATTAGAAACATCGGGCGAATTAACTCGTGGTTCTCGTGGAAAGTATGTTTTGTTTACATCAGATATATCGGACTCGGAAATCAAGAAAGCACTTGTTCGTCTTAAATCTCCTCAGAATGCAGATGGGTCTGATATTCGAGTAGTTATAGCTTCACCAAAAGTTTCTGAAGGTGTAGATTTTAGATTTATTCGTCAAATTCATATCTTGGATCCATGGTTTAATATGAGTCGTATCGAACAAGTTTTAGGAAGAGGTATGCGAACATGTTCTCATTCACTCTTACCATTCCAAGAACAGAATTGTACTGTTTATTTACATGTATGTAGATATCCCAATTCAACAAAAGAGACTGCAGATGAATACATTTATCGAGTATTTGTTGAAGAAAAAGCCGTGAAAATCGCAAAGATTAAAAGAGTTATTATGGAATCTGCAATGGATTGTCAATTACAAGAATCTGTGAATAGTTTACCTGTTGAATGGCGTGAGAATTTATTGATTCCTCAACATCGTAATCAAGATCCGAGTGACCGAATAATTGAATTACCTTTATCTGCAATGTCAGCACCTACATTTGAAGAGGGTTCATATACTTTAACTTGTAATGTTCGAGAACCTGAAATTGACGAAAATCATGAAAGACCATTATCTGCAATTTTGGATGTAAAAGATGAAGTACTTGATAAAGTTTTGAAACTATTTGCAAAAAAACCTTTATGGAAAAAAGAAGATTTGTTTAAACATTCATCAATGAAACAATATACAGACTCAGTTTTATCTTACATTTTGCAAAATGCAATTGATTCGGGATTTCAATTAAAAGATAAAAATGGTCGTATAGGAAATCTTGAAGCAAAAGATAATGTATTTGCGTTTACAATTGGTGAACGCGATACTCTTTTAGACCGAATTATTAAAGAAGAACCAGTAAAAGAAATTAGTTTACCAGTTCATGTAAAAGAAGTAATTGAAGAAAAGGTAGAACTTTCAAATTTAAAAGAACGAAGAGATGAATTACCTGCGTTTGCACATGAATTCCCTTATGATTTATTGGATTGGTATGTTGTAGATAATTTAACACAAAAAGAAAAAATAGAGCATTTACTATCTTTGGATTGGACAAATCCACCAAGATATGCAAAACCTTTATTAACAAAAGTGGACGATGAAAATTTATATATTCTAGGTTCTAATGAAATTTATAATTCTCGTAAAGAAAAGATAACACCAATTGGAGCAGAATTAGATGCTTATAACGCATGGCTCAAAAAAGCAAAAGATGAATTCGTAGCACGTAAAGATGATTTATTTGCTTCTGTAAAAGAAGGTTCAATTGTATTTAATTTAGGAGATACAACAACAATTTCGAGATCTGATAGATCTAAAAGATTTGATGGGAAAGCTTGTACGTCTTATTCTGCTCCCGTCTTAAATGCATTTGCAGAATGGTTAGGTGAACCATTTCCAGAAGAAGTATCTAACAAGAAAGATAGATGTTTATATTTAAATCTGCTTATCCGAAAAGCAGTTGCTTCGGATAGGTCAGGTATATTTTGGTTATGTCCTGAAATTTTATCGATATTTATGGAAGATGATAATCGTGCAGATTTAAGAAAGAAGTTAAAATAGGTCAAATTCAAACACGACGGTGTTTCCGTTTAGTCTTACGAGTCTTACGAGTTCTTCCTCCTCGGTGACTCCGTTGTTCTCCCATTTTTATTCCTGACTGACTAAAGAACGCTTCCATACGTCTAATGTTATCAGCAGCTTTCTTATCGTTTTCTTTTCTTTCACTTTGTTCCTTTACAGCGTCGGGATGTCTATGTCCGAGATTTTGAGTTCCTCGTAACGTAACTCTAGGACTCTTTGGAGGTTTTCCAGACATTTAATCTTCCTCAAGAAAAACGGATTAATTAGTTGCGAATGAATAAAAGGTAGAGAATGAAGACAACGAGAAACGCAATTAAGTTTATCAAGATGAACATGGATTACATCATCGTCAACGAAATAAAGAGATATTCTGTGCCAGTAGCATTCGTCAGTAAGTATGTAGAAGATGCTAAGTACGATGGTTCGATTCTTCATAACTTTGAGAACAAGGCTATGTTGGATTTTGTAGATTCGAGGTCTGGTGAATCAGTATTTCGGATTTGCATTAACCCAGAAGATAGTTCTTATGACGAAGAATGGGTCGTAGATAACTAAAAGAAAGAGGAGGATTTTTAACTCGCAGATTTCCACAAAACATTTCCATACCTGTTCCATGCATAGAAGTACAGGTGTTGATCGTTCATACTGCTATTACAAATTGAGCAAATAGGAAGTAAGTTATCAATTCTATCTGTACCTGAAGCTATGAATGGATGAATATGTCCAACTACATAATTAGTCAGTGATATTTCTGCTATTAAACAACAAGGACATAATGCTTTATTAATATCGGAAAACGTATTTCTCCATATCAAATTTTTTACGTTAGAACTAAAATCTACTTCCCTCTTGGAGTTTTTGGGTCTTCTAGGAGATTTGCTTACAATTGTTTGGTAATCGTTGGCAATTTCATCATTTAGACAATTGAGACGTTTCAAATTAAATAACAATTTATCTTTATAGTCTTCCAAATCTGAATCTTCAATAATTTCTTCGTATTCTTCTTGTACATTAACTTCCTGAAATTCTTCTTCTTGTGAAGAACTTACTTCATCATTATATTTCACTTCAATTGAACCATCTCTTATACCAGTTCGTATTCTAGTATTCTCGCCATCTATATATTCATAGGTTTTCATATTTTCCTCATTCTTAAAATCCTTAATATAGTGACGTTTTCTACACGAGTAACATCTCTTTGTTTCAGACCCTCTTTTATGTCTAAATTTCATTGTTGGCAATTCTCCTTCTTTTGACAATAGACCACCGGTATCCGGACATCTTGCATAATCTGGGAGGAAGAAAGGTATATCAATTGGGTTACTCATGATAGTATTATGACGCGCGGAACATCTAAACGATGTATACTTTCATTAAAAACGGATTCATTAGTTAGATACCGTACAACGCTTAACAAGTCCCCCCCCAACAATCAATCAAATGTCAAGTCAAACAGCATTCAATTATACGTCAAACAAATCAGCAATCAAGATGTCAACTCAACTTCAAACTGTGGAGATCAGAATGAACAAAACAACAAACGTGATTTTCACAATGAAAAAGTATCCAATATGTCCTGTCGAGCTAGATAAGTATGAACCTATTAGCTTAGATGCTTTTAATGGAGACTACTATTCTTGGTATCCAGATGGTAGTGCTTCCATGCTAACAAAAAGTGGAACATACAACTTCTTCTGGCCCAAACCAACGATCGCAGATGCAGTTAACAATAAGTTTGGATTATATGGTAGCTACATGCGATTCCATAAGAGTGGTTCGGTAGAGCTTAAGCTTGATAACCATGTATATTGGTGGGGTCCTACGGTTACAGGAAAGCCAGTAGAAGGTATACTTGAAGTGTGTAGGTTATGCAACAGTCCGGCATGCCACGACTTTAACTGTACATATACAGATGACTATGAAGTTTGTGATATCTGTCATGAAAGGGGATGTTACCACGATTGCTTGTACCCTGATGGATGTGATACATGTCAGTCAAAGAACTGTAGTGGTGGATGTAGTGATTATTAATAAAAACCAATAAAAGAGGCGAAAGCCCGTTTTTTGCTTAAGGAAAAATGGATAAAACAAACTGTATTATCTAAACAACAAGATGGACCCGTTATTTGAGCGTCGCAAATTGTCGAAGAAAGTTCACATTTATTCAAAGTTTCTTCAAAAGAATATGCAAGCTTCAATTCTTGCACAACTCAAAATGAATTTAGAAGGAAAATGTTCTTCGGAAGGATTTATTCAAAGAAATAGTATTACGATTGTAAACTATTCTCTTGGACGATCAAATTATATTAAAGGAGGTGTAGACTATGATGTAGAATTCCAAGCAGATGTATGCCTACCACATTCAGGACAAAGATTCAAAGCTCCTGTAACTGTGAAAAGCAAGGTAGGTATTCATTGTGAAACTCCTCCAATCAAGGTTCTAATTCCAAGAGATCTCCATATTGGAAACGAGAATTTTGAAAAGGTTAATATTGGTGACCAGATTGAATTTGAAGTTGTTGGAGCAACATTTAAGCAACAAGATACAGATATTGTAGTTGTTGCAAAGTTGGTTGGGAATGTAGAAGAAGTTCAAGAGAAAGTTCAAGAAGTTGAGTTGCCAGTAACTCAACCTGTTTTGGATTCAGATGTCAAGCAAATTATGACAAGTCCTGAATCGGAAAAACCTAAAAAGAGAAAGCTTAAACAGGGTGGTAGTAATATAGAAAATGTTGAACACATTCTCCAGGTCTAAGAAAGAATCCTTGAAAGACCAGATTGATAAACTTGATACAATTGAACATCGTCAAATTTATAACATAATTAAAGGATATCAACCTCAAACCACAAAAGTTCAAAATGGAGTTTTGGTTTCAACAGATACCTTGAATGACGCATGTCTCCAAGAAATCGAGAAGTATGTATCTTTTTGTTTGGACCAAAGAAAGCGTATCGAACAAGATTCTAAAGCAAGGCGGACTTATGAGAGAATGAATGTCTAACGCTTTCCAGCTACAACAGTAGGAGGAAATACATTACTATAAAATCCTGAGAATTGCAAGAGTAAATGAAGAGCTCCAAATTTTACAGATAAAATTGCAAATTCCTGGAGAGTTTCGAGGTCGATTTTACGGCCTCTTAAAGGAGCCATAGCTAACAAAATAGAAGATGATAAGAATGTCATCAACATAGTTTCAAGAGTGAAATTCAAAGGTTTTGCAATAGGATATGCTGTATCCCGAACTATTACTGCCACAACAGTCAAAAATAAGAATCCAGCAGAAATGATAAGAATAATACCATCAAAAATCAAATCGTACGAACTCATTCCGAATAACATACGAATATAAGGTTCAGAGGTTCCTTTGCTATACACTCCAAATATGACAGATAAAATACTACCTAAAAGTAATCCTACAATTAAAGAAATCCATAAAAGATCCATTATATAGTATACATAGAAAATGGACTGGTTTTAATCCAAGTAAAAATATAACAGTATGGAAGCTATAATAACTACGCAGGTTGTTAATGAGCTTTCTAGTTTCATAGATATATCAAAGAAAGACCCAAAAGCAGAAGTAGAATGTAAGCTGCTTTCGGGTAAAATTCAAACCAAAGATACCGCAGATAGAATCTTGAAAGAGATTGAATCTCTATCTATTGGAACACAAACTGAAGAACATCGTATTACAATTTGTTATCCTGATGGAAATCGAGTTGTAATTACAGACTCTCAAAATATACATAAGCTATGTGTATCTAATTCATTCAAAGGAATTCCATTAAAAGTTGAAAAGAAAGTCAAATATTTCGACGGTAAAAAAGATATCATTGATGTTCCTGAAGCATCTGCAAGATTTACTCTTAGGTCTGAAGAGCTTGTAAGAAAGGATTGGGAAGGAAACCCAAGTGATTCTAAAGGACACATTCGTATGATTCATCGTAGATCATTTAAGACTGCAAATGATTTATTTCGTATTGATTTCTCGATGGTGAAAACTCGTCAAATGAATTCTAAACAAACTTTACGTGATATGTTAAAGCAAACACATACGTATGAACTTGAAATTGAATTTGTGAATCGTGAAACTAAAATTGATACTTCTTTGGTAATTAAAGATTTGATTGAAATCATGACAAAAACAAGTCAGGCATATTACCAATCTCCTTTTATTTTAGCAGTTTCAGATATCCAGAGATATCAACAAGAATTCAAAATGTCTTCAAATTTATTCTTGAATCCTGTAACTTTAGTACGTAGACATTTGAAAGCAGATAATCTTCATAATATCTTGAAAGATTATACAGTCACAAACAAAGCTGATGGGTATCGCACAGGATTATATGTAGCAAGAGATCGTAAGCTTTTACTTATTCGTCCAACCTTCCAATTAGTATGGACTGGTATTACTGCATTGACTGATGAACATACAGGTGATTTTATAGACGGCGAATACATTGCCGATAAAAGATTGTTTTGTATCTTTGATATTTACCGATTTCGGAATCGTGATGTTCGTAATCTTCCACTCATGAAATCTGATGAAGATACACTGAAGAACCCTTTGAATTCTCGTTTAGGATGTGCTAGAACATTTGTAGATGATTTACGATCAAAATTCAGAATGACTCCTACATTAACACCCTTGCGAATTGAAACTAAATTATTCTTAGCAGGAGACGGCCAAGCAATGGAAGAATCTATCCAGAAAATCTTGAAAACTGAATTTGAATATGAAACAGATGGATTAATTTTCACACCCCGGAATAGTGCAGTTGCTCCATCTGAAGATCGTAAAGGTAAGACTTGGCTTCGTGTATACAAGTGGAAACCTCCTCATTTAAACACGATTGATTTCTTGATTAAGATTTCACCAGATGAAACGTTTGATCCTGTAGATAAGGTCAAAGCAAAGAAGGGTGAATTATATGTATCAAGAACACCTGGAGATGATATCGTATATCCTCGTGAAACTATGACAGGTGAATACGTTCCCAAAAAACTACCACAAGACCTTCAAAAAGTAGCTGAAACGAATACTAGAGTTCCATCTGTATTTCAACCTACAGTTCCTCGCGACCCTGATGCTTATCAAATTCTAGTTCCAACAAATGAAAAGAATATGTGTATTGATTCACAAGGATTGAAAGTTGAAGATAATACAATTGTTGAATGTGCGTTCGACACAGAAACTCGTAGATGGAAAATATTGAGAACGCGTTATGATAAAACATTCCAGTATCGTGTATTAAGAGAACCTCAATACGGAAATGATATTGCAACTGCAAATTCTGTATGGACTTCTATACACATTCCTGTAACTGAAACGATGATTTCAAATTTAGTAAGTAATCCACCAGATGATACTTATGAAGATGATATGTATTATCGTGATGATTTAAAGAGATGTTCTCGTGTGTTTAATGATGTTTACGATTTCCATAATCGTATCAAGGATGAACTTTATAAAGAGAATGTTAAGAAGGATGATACTTTACTTGAATTAGCTGTTGGAAGAGGAGGAGATTTAAATAAATGGAAAAGAGTTAAACCTTCAAAAGTTGTAGGAGTTGATATTTCTTTATCGAATATTACATCGCCAACACAAGGTTCAGCAGTTCGATATTTAAATGATCGTAAAAATCATCCTCGTGATTTTACACCACCTTGTTTATTTATTGAAGGTGATATGACAGCTTATCCATTATTCGACCAAGAAGATAAATATATGAATATTTTGACAGGAAAAGAAACTGGGTCAACAGCTTACTTAAAAGAATTTGAAGGATTGGATAAATTCGATACGATTTCTTGTCAGTTTGCCTTACATTATGCATGTGAATCTGATGAAATATTTCGAGCATTTGCAAAGAATCTTCAAAAGTATGGAAAAGATGTATTCTTTGGAACTTGTTCAGATGGCAAATCTATATATTCTTTGCTAGCAGGAAAGAAAACACATTTGTTTGGAAGCGAAAAACAAGTATGTGGTGAATATACGAAAGAATATGAAGATCGTGAATCTTGGTCTGAAGATTTTGGTATGCCTGTAAAAGTCTTTCTTGAAAGTTTTGACCGTCCTGCTATGGAATATTTAGTACCATTTGAAAAAGTTACACAAATTATGGAAGAGTATGGATATGATTTAGTAGAATCTAAACTGTTTACAGAATTGTATTCAAATCAAACGGGTATAACTTTAACTACAGAACAGCAAACATTTTCATTCTTGAATCGTACATTTATATTTAAAAGGTCTACAAAGAAGAAAGAACCTAAAGAAGAAATTGAAGAAACTAAAGAAGAAGAAAAAATAGTTACAGAAGAACCAAAGAAACGTAAATTAAAGAAAGTTGAAGATGGTCCTCCTCCTGTTCTCTTTCATGGAGCTGATGAAAGTAAAGGAGAATTTCGTAATTTTAGTAATTTATCTTTACACAAAATCACGTTTGATGGAAAAGATTATCCATCCGTTGAACATTATTATCAAGCAAAGAAAGCAGATAAATTTGATGAATCAGAAGTTGAAAAAATCATGAAAGCCAAAACTACAAAAGCTGTAAAAGCTATTGGAAAGAAAATCAAAAATTTCAATCAAGAAGAATGGGATAAAATCAAATACGGAATTATGCAAGAAGGAATTAAAGCTAAATTCGTCCAACATCCTGAATTGCGTAAACAATTACAGGAAACAGGAGATCGTAAAATTGGATATGCAGATGCACGTAACGTATTCTGGGGAATTGGATCATCTGAAGGAATAGAAAAATCTAAACATCCCGAGAAATGGAGAGGTAAAAATATGATAGGTCATATATTGATGGAATTACGTGAAGAGTTTAAAAATTAGAGAATAGTTGGTGGACCATTTGCAATACTTGCGAACGGGGTAGTTCCTAAAACGGTTGGAAGTCCGTTAGTTGTGCTGGTTGCGTAATATCTTAAGTAAAATACGATAGCGCCCCCTCCTCCCGGGCCTCCACCAGCACCACTACCTGCAAATGCAAATTGACGAATATTTGTTACACTTGATGGAATAGTTACAGTTCCAGTTAATGCAGAAAGATTCACAAACGCATAATCACCAATAACTAGTAAACCAGAAGGGAATGATATACTTGCCAATGAAGCACAACCTGAAAATGCGCTATCACCAATAGTTGTTACACCAGTAGCCATAATTAAACTTGTAATTCCAGTACCACGAAATGAACTTTGACCAATAGTTGTTACACCTCCAGGAATAGTTAAGGTTCCAGTTAATGCCGTACAATCCGCATATGCATAATCACCAAGAGTTGTAACACTTGGAGGAACAATTAATGGTGCTGTTAAACTAGTACATCCAAAAAATGCCTGATCACTAATAGTTGATAAGAAAAAGGGTGACCTATAGTTTACTTCTGTTATTGCGGTACAACCTCTGAATGCTCCACCGTCAATAGTAATTACACCTGAAGGGATATCTACTACTCCGAATATACCAGTATTATTTATAAATGCTTGATTAGCAATACTTAAGACATTTGGAAAAATAGTAGGAAATTCTAATGAGCCAGTAAGAGCGGGAGTTTGAGCACCAGAACGTATTCCAGAAATTATAGTATTTACAGGACTATCTTGGTAACTAAAGTTTTCTGTTTTTACATTAACACAAAGACGGAAGGAATATGTAGATGTACTAGTTGAAGGTGTTATATTCGTACCAATATAATAGTAAATAAAGAGACTAGCATTGCTACAGGCTTCAAATGCTAAATCTCCAATAGTTGTTACAGTTGAAGGAATTATTAGGTTTCCGGTTAATGCAAAACAATTGCCAAATGCACTTGCACTGATAGTTCTTAATCCATCAGTACTTGTTGTTGTCAGACCCGAAGAAAGAACTAAACTTGTTAATCCTCTACAATCATAAAATGCGCGATTAGTAATTGTAGCCAATCTTGAGTAAGTAGTTAATACTCCATTGAATCCTCTACAATTCTCGAATGCACTAGCTCCAAGAGAATTTACATTAATAGGAATAGTTAGAGGTCCTGTAAATGCCAAACAATTCTTAAATGTGGCAGAACCAATAGAAGTTACACTTGAAGGAATAGTTAATACTCCCGTGAATCCCGAACAATTTTCAAACGCACTATTGCCAATATATGTTACACCTTGAGGAATAGTTAATCCTGTGAATCCATAACAATCACTGAACGCATAAATACCAATATAAGTTACACTTGAAGGAATAATTAATGGTCCCGTCATTCCACCACAACCATTAAATACAACATTTCCTATAGAAGTTATTCCATAATTAAGAGTTAATCCTGTGAATCCACTACAACTATCGAACGTATAATTACCAATAGAAGTTACACTTGAAGGAATAATTAATTGTCCTGTTAATCGACTACAGTTCCTAAATGCATTATTCCCAATAGAAGTTACACTTGAAGGAATAGTTAATGTTCCCGTCATTAGCGCATAATCACTAAATGCATCTGAAGCAATTGAAGTTACAGTTGAAGGAATTGTAGGAAATGGACCTGAAAAAGTTGAACCAGCAACTAAACCATTAATGATTCTATTTGTACCTGGATCAGCAAATGTAAAAGGTGATACTATAGGAGGAGCAGGTATTACAGATGTACCCCCAGCTGTATTATTAACTCCTCCATTTCCAGAGAACCTTTTAGAACGAGATTGTAATGCGGCAGCAATAGAGTGATTAGTGTTTATGCTTCTCGTAAAACTTCCACCTGAAGTGGTTTGCAAAATATTGCTTTTCATAAGAGCTGTATAAGATGATGCAGCTTTACCACTGTAAGTCCTACTGATAAAATTGCTACCAAGCATTTGTATTATTATACTAGTCTTTTTTATTAAATTGTTCGTAGTATTCAGAATAAGATAATGTCTTTTCAGCAGGTGTAGAGCTTACAACAGGAGCAACATATTTATCAAATAATTGTTGCCCTACAATTTTTGAAGCTTCATCTTCTGTTAATTCACCTAATTCCATCTTACGTTTCAATTTTAACATATCAAAAAATGTGGCATCTAATTTTCCTTCAAGATGTTTATAAAAAACAACAGAAAAGTTCTCTTCTAAAACACTATTCTCTTGACGAACTTTTTCCAAATACAATTCGGGATTTGAGTTTTTTAGACTACTATGTTTACGAATACTCGTATCCATATTACGAACCATTGCTTGAATTTGGATCGATGTATAATCTGGCATTTCTATTATTTCTGTGTAATACATTAAGATGGTTCTACAGAACGGACAAATTCTACCTCAAAAGCCTGCGTTGTATTCTCCACCTCAACAAAAGATTGAAGGTAGTCCATTACAGGCAGCTGCTAAGCAAACAATCGAATCTCATGATCAGCAAGTAGCGACTGTAAACGCAATGGGTGCCGGCCAAAAGGGTGCTAGACGTAGACGTAAAGGGGGGGCAAATGTTTCATTATCTAAGCTTCCTGAAGCAAATACAATCAAAGGAGTATCACACGAATCAGTTCATATTGATGCTGTAAACAATTTGAATAAGTTACTAGCAGATTCAGCAGGTGATAAATTAGGAAACGCTCAACCATACGATGTTAATGGTGGAAAAAGAACAAGACGTAAATTAAATGGACGCCGTAATAACAGGAGTCGTCGGAGGAGGAACAATAAGTCTTCTGCTCGTCGTAGGAGGAGCCGTCGCTCTGTGGTCTAATTTATGGGAAAAATTCAGTTCACCACAGTATGTTTTTACATGGTTATGTTTTCTGAGTTCATTGACTATAGGTCAACTATATCTGACTTATGTTCTAACAACCGCTTTTGCGGCAACACCTTCTCAAACAGACAAAGCAATTGTTTCATAAGTTCCAAACATTCACCATGACTTACAACACCTGTCAAAATAATCTTTCCAGTTCGAAATACTTTTGCAGTCCAGTTATTTTTTCCGATGCATATCTTCACACCAGGATATACATCAGGATCATAATGTGATAAAATATCTACTATTTTAGAATTGCGAATATTAGTATGCAAAATCTCTCTTGCTACTGTTAAATTAGAAGTTAGTTTTGAAGTATAATTCATCAATACAACTCTTCGGTTCAATATCTCCATTTTCTCAGGAATATCTTTGATTGAACTCTTACACTCCCAAATAACTTTTGATAGAATATTCATACAACACTTATCGTATTTATCATCAAGAATGCCTGTCATATGAAACACGCCATTCTGGAAGATTTTAACTGTAATTTCTTTTTTTAGTAAAGTTCCATCCCCATCATTCATCATAACCAAAGTCAAAGAATTGTGACAGAAACCAGTATTATTACTTGTTTCCTTCTTTGAACGTCTCTTGATTTTGTCTCTCTTACTTTCACCTCGTTTTATAACACCACGTTTCTCAACCTTGATAATTTCATCATTAATTGGTAATTCATTTGCCAAAACTGTTGTATCAAAGTTAAGATTGGTCTTGTAAAGAACTACCATTGTCGATAAAGTTGGGATTTCCATTTAGAGGAGTCTGTAAATAGAATGTATGGATTTCGTTTTTCCAGGAGAAAGGTAAACTTTCAACAAAATTAGTTATCATACCAACTTCAAATTTTCTAAACAGTTTTCGAATACGAGTTTGATGAGTAGGTTCTAACATCCAACCAGGTTCAAGAAATCCTAAGAATACTACACATTTCGAATGATGACTAACAATAGAATCACATTCATCTGCTAAACAAGAAGATGGAACTCTTGATAAATCCAGAAAATGTTCTTTTTTGAAACGATTCTTAAATTCCGAATATTTTGAAACATCCGAACAAATCCAGAGCATTTACTATTATTAACCCTTGACGTTAAAAAGGGTAGGTCTGTTAATCTTAAGAGCAATATAATTGCCAAAAGATGGTTGTGGACCTGCATAAAAAACAGGGTGACCGATTCTTGGATTACCACGATTTTGGATAGACCTATTAACACGGCTAGGAACTGCTCCACCAAGCTTAAAGCTTCCTACATTAAAAGGTGATGTATTATAGTCTCCAACCCAAGGCTTAGTAGCATTTCGTGAGAAATCGGTAGATGGACGATAAAAACATACAATTGCTTTAGCTCCATCACGCTTAAATACGTATGGTCTAGTAAGTGTCTTAACATTACAATTATCGTAGGATGATGCAAGGCCGGAACTTAAACGAATAGTGTTATCAACAAACTCAGTCTCTCTACCCATATCTCCTCGATTAATAGGACAATTCTTAGACCTTGAAATATAAGAACTGGCGGTATTAAACTGATGAGTATTTACTACATTATTAAAGTTATTTATAGTAGGTCCGATGCAAATAACAACCCCGTCTATTTTTTTGGGCATTGCTTGCACTTTATTCCTCAAATAGTCTCGATTAGACATTTGTGTTTACAAAGGAATTTATTACAATAAGTCGACATGACTTAGAAAATGACGACGACAACAAGTCTTTGTGATTTTCAAATCATCTAAAGCCTTACCTTCGGCAGTTTTCACAGTTGTAGCCGTCAAATATTCCATCTCCGTTTTTCCAGACTCTTGACGATATTTCTTTACTTTCTCGAGGTAGGCCAACCATTTGCCAGCAATAACTGCATTGCAACTTATACAACGAATTGGGATAATCATTATTACTATTCTTGTATTCTTTGTTTGTAGATACGTTTTCTATGAAGAATACAATGACACCTGATGAATCTTATGCCGCATTGTCGGTTACGGCATTAATTGTCGTAATCACGCAAAAACAGTTCTCTCGGTTTCTTATGGAACTCTTACTTAAACTAACACGTCCAGGAGCAACACTCCTCCTTATGGCATTACTATTGTTAGTATGGATGAAGGGACTACACTATACCTTTCTAGCTTTGGCAATCTTAGTAGTGTTTCTTTTGAAAGATATCTGGCATTATTGGGTTGAGTCAGATGCAAGACGTTTATATTTAGAGCTTGGTCGCGATAATGACCGGTTCGACCCTAAATCAAGCATTGATATTCAGATGGCAGATAAGACAGTAGTCCACGGTCCTCCAAAAATCTATAATAAACATACAACTCGAACTTTATTAGTATTCCCTCCTTCTGCTGAAACTCAGTACGAGATGAACGGTTAGTTACCACATCACAGATAATTCCATAGCACTCCAGTATTCAGAAACACCATTAGGAAGACGACGATGTATTATAAAAGGCAGTTTTCGTTCATGAACTTCCTTTTCTGCTACATTCCATACAAATCTTGGATCAGAAGTTAACATTCCGTCCAAAGAAACTAATGGTTTAGAACCTTCAGCTAATTGTTGAGCCCTAGTTCCAATTAGGGTAACTTGTTCGTATTTAGTATAGAAAGGTAAAGTTGTCTTAGCTTCTTTCAAAGCATCTTGAACTGATTCTCTGCTAACAGATTGAACTTCAGGATGAAGAATCTTTGAATCAAATCTTACTTGTTCCATTATAACATAAAAGATAACTTTATGTAAAGTAATTCGTTTTAAATAAATGAGAAGATTTGTAATGAATATGAAAAAACCAATAATATCTCAAAATTTTGAGACAGTTCAAGAAATTGATTTACCTATGTTGCCCGAGAAGCCTGTTTCCATGTCGTATCGCAATTTACACACTGATACATCCAAATCAAGTCTTTCTGGTTTATCTTTACTGGAACAACATCAGGATTCGCAGTCTTCAAGTTTGCAGGACAATCCGCGTTAGGACATACAATATTTGATAAATGGTCTAGAGTTGGATCATTTTTCAGATTAGGATTCAAAATAAGTCTTGAAGTCTTATCTTCTCTTAGAACATGTTCATAAACCATAGAGTTTTGGTCGCCTATAGCTTCCTTGAAATCACACTTACGGCAAGTAAGGACAGCAGTCTTTGTTCCATTAACAACATCCTCATCAATACCAAATAACATATTGCGACAAGCTGGACAGAATTTCATTATTGTAGTTATCTTAGCAAAGATTAAATAGATTCCGTTTTTTAGTAAAAACGAATGGTTTAACTAATATGTTCGTATTTAACCAAATGGTCGATTACGTATGTAAACAGTGTGAAAAACTTTTCGACCAAAAAAGTCACTATGAGAAGCACTTACAACGTAAAACTCCGTGTAAGAAAGATATTAGGGTTGAAAAAATCGAAAATCTTACAGGAATTAAACAATCTCCAAATGTTAAACCATTTCTAAAATGGGTTGGAGGTAAAACTCAGATTATAGATGATGTAATAGAACTGTTTCCGAAAGAGATTGATAATTATTATGAACCATTCTTAGGTGGAGGTAGTGTTTTACTAGCACTTTTATCTCAAAAAAGAAATGGAGTAATAAAAGTTCAAAACGTTTACGCAAGTGATATAAATCAATCCTTGATTTCTCTTTACAAACATATTCAAGCAAATTGTACAGAACTTATAACTGAAATAAAGAAACTTACAGATACTCCAATGAGTGAAGATTACTATTATGAAATTAGGTCAAGATTTAATCAAACTCCTAAATTAACTCTTGAATCAAGTGCGATGTTTATTTACCTAAATAAAACATGTTTTAGAGGAGTTTATCGAGAAGGTCCAAGAGGATTTAATGTTCCGTATGGTCACTATAAAAACTTTATTATAGATGAAACTCATCTCTCACAAGTTTCTGAATTGATTCAAGAAGTTAATTTTATAAATTGTGGATTTGAAAAGGCTCTTGAAAATATTCAAGATACAGATTTTGTTTATCTTGATCCACCATATGCTCCTATAAATGCTAAAACATTTGTTGGATATACAGCTGATGGATTTGGAAAGCATGAAGAATTATTTGAATTGTGTAAGAATATGAAATCAAAATTCTTGATGAGTAATGCAGATGTTCCTTTAGTAAGAGAAGCATTACCAGATTTAGAAATAAAGATAATATCTTGTAGGAGAGCAATTAATTCAAAAAATCCTGAATCTAGACAAGATGAAGTTTTGGTTAGGAATTAATTTAATTCAAGTTCACAAATTCAGTGATGAATAAGGTTCGAAGATAAAATGCGCGAGTCTTGACAGAACCACCTGGTCCCTTTGTTCTAGTTTGTAGATACTTCCCAATTTTTGATTGTAGTGGGCTGCTACGAATTAGATCGTAGTCTGCTTTAATTAGTTCCAACAATAGACCATTCAATTCAATCAACGTAGGAGTATAAAAGAGAACACTATCTCCTTCTCGCAAATAGGGAATTACTAGCATTCGTTCCATCTTCTTGAAACATCGAGATTCTTCAAAATCCGTAAACTCTTTTTCCATCATTGTCACAGCAATAGTTTCCTTTGGAACAATTTTCCCATTTTTAAGGCGTTTCAAAGGAACAACTTTTACTTCTCCATCTGAACAATCTAGACATTCTGAGCTTCTTGGAATTTCCAATAAATCTTCTAGTAAATGTCCTACTTGACCCTTATTTGCTGTAATTGGACACATGTATGTCTTTGATGTTATGGTCTTCATTCGCTCTTGAATATCGTTGATTGATTGTCGCATTGTATATGTTTCGTATTATAGAACAAAGAAATCCGTTTTTATTTTAACCGGAATTTCTCATATCCGCGCTTAAAATTAACAATATTATTGATTAACTGTTTAGACACATTATACTTTTCAGCTAGTTGTTTTTGGTTGTGTTTTTCTTCGTTTTTTAAAATTTTAATAACATCTTCATCAGTAAGTTTTCTAATTTTTTGTTTAGATTCACTCATTCTCTGTTTGGTTATATCTGAAAATACGCGTCCCTTTTGGGATATACTCATTTTCTGTTTGGTTGCCTCCGTATTTTTACGGCCTATCATGCTTTTTCTTTTACTATCTGACCAAGGTACACCAATTCTAGATAAGCGTTTCTTCTCTAAAGTCTCTGCACTTTGTTTTTTACCAATATTCATATTGCGTAAATGTTGTTTCATTTCAATCGTCATTCTTTTTTTCTGTGATTCACTAATTTTCTTACGAGTATCTTCGTGAAGAATAGAACTATTACCACCTGATTGTAAGTTATATCCATTTGGAGCTTTAGTATTAAATTTCACGATCGTGTCTATTTCACATTCATTCACTAGTTCTGTAATTTTTTTATATGTATCCGCTTCAAATGTCTTGTATATGATAAACTTAAAGCTTGAAGCACCATATTTTTTAATTGCTTTGTGAAAGTATTCGTCGTTATTTTGATCATTAATATGCTCTTTCCAACGCTTATCTCTTATTTTTTCATGTGTATTATATTTTTTTCTTATTTTTTCGATGATACTACTTCTAGATTGCCCAATATATGAAAGTTTGGTAACACTACACCATGCTACATATATAATTCCTAGATATTCCATGTCTCTTGTCTAACTGCAAAAATATTCTGCAATTAAATCCATTTTTATTTTGCGTTCAAAATGGAAAGTCCTCAGATAAATTTTCGGAGTCAACAACACGAATGTCTCAAAATATAACTCTACAAGAATTCTTGGACAATCACAAGGGTGATAGTCTTTGGACACATACGTCCTTGAAAGGAGGCAAGTATTTCATTCCTGATGAGCATAAAGACCAGTTTTATGAGCTTTATGTTGAAAGTATCCGTGATCAAGAGAAGCAATACTTAACTGAGAAAACAAGTGAAATTGGTCCTCTAAGAGTGGATTTTGATTTCATTTATGGAACTGAAGTCAAGAAACATCTACATACACCCGACCAAGTTTCTGCTTTCTGTCTTGCATATATTCAGGAAGTAGGTAAGTATTTGAAATTGCCTAATGAAGTTGAACTTTATATTATGGAGAAACGCAAACCTACTCTTGATTCTAAGAAAAATCGTATTAAGTCAGGCATTCATATTGTAGTTCCATCTGTATGTACTCATAAGTTTGTAGAGCAAAGAGTCAGACGTTCATTATTGGATACCATGTCTCAATACTTTGAAGGTTTACCTGTAACTGAAACTTGGGAGAAGATTTATGATGCTGGTGTAGTAGACCGTTCAGTTCCATGGACAATCTACGGTTCTCGTAAGAATGATCCTAATGCCTTACCTTATCTAACTTCTTATATTTTGAGTTACGCAGATGGAACTCTTACTAGAAACGATAATATTCCTCCTGTTTCAACTCAGCTTATGAAGACTTTGTCATTGGTAAGAGACGATGATGCTGAAACTCCAATGACGGAAGAGGGTCAAAAGATTTATGCAGGTCTTTCTAAACCTGAAGCCCAAGTTCGTATTTCTGGTGGAAGAGCCGTTACACCTGCAAGAGGAAGACCAGCAGGAAGAAACGAGAAAGCAGGAAGTCGTGAATCTTCACCGAATGGACGTATTGTTCTACAACTTTTGAGTCCTGAGCGTAAAGAATACATTAAACAACATGCTATGAATTTGAAAGAGTCAAGATTTAGTGAATATAATAGTTGGGTTCAAGTAGGTATTTGTCTACATAATATCCATCCTGATTTACTTGATGTGTTTCTTGATTTCTCAGCACAGGACAAGAAATCGTATAACGAAGCAGAATGTATCAATAAATGGAATTCATTAACTTTCAGAAATGATGGAGATAGATTAGGTGAAGGAACTTTGAGATATTGGTCTCGTGAAGATAACTTTCCTGAATATACTGAGATTGAAAAGCAGAATGTTGAGAGATTAGTTATTGCTGCATGTTCAGGAACAGAGCATGATGTTGCCGCAGTTATTTATGCAAAGTTTCGCGACCAATATGTATGTTGTGATTTTGGAAAGAATGCATGGTATCGTTGGGCTGGACATATATGGAAAGAGACAGACCGTGGTGTAGATTTACAATTGAAACTTTCACGTGAAGTTGCAGGTGTATTCTTAGAACGTGTCAATATGATTGGAATGATTATGGTAAATAGTGGGTTGACGTGTTGTACTTCGGAAGGAAAAGGTGATTGTGGAATGTGTGATTATTGTCAAGAAGAAAAGAAGCGTTCAGGTCTTAATGCTATCTATACAAAACTCAAGACTGTGAAATTTAAGGAGTCTTTGATGAAAGATTGTCGTGAATTCTTCTTTGATGAAGAATTTGTTAAGAAACTTGACGCGAATAAAGATTTGATCGCATTCAATAACGGAGTTCTTGATTTGGTTACATTTACATTTCGCGAAGGACGTCCTGATGACTATATTTCATTCTCTACTGGGATAGATTATGACCCTGAACGTAATTATTATGAGTATGATGAATGGGCAAAGGTAGATGCTTTCATTAAACAAGTTCTTCCTGACCCAGAAGTTCGTGATTATTTCGTGAAGCATCTTGCTACAAATTTGTTTGGTGGAAATACAGCACAGAAGTTTCACATCATGACTGGAAACGGTTCAAATGGTAAATCTATGATTATGAATTTAGCTTCAACTGCTTTGGGTGATTATGCTTGCACGGTTCCTATTGCTCTGTTTACGCAAAAGCGAGCTGGGTCAGGAGCAGCAGCACCAGAAGTAATTCGACTCAAGGGACGTCGTCTGGTAAGTATGCAAGAGCCTGATGAAGCTGTTGCTCTAAACTCAGGATTGATGAAATTGGTATCATCGGGTGAGAAAATGTATGCTCGTGATTTATTTAAGTCAGGAACAGAGTTTGAAGTTCAAGCAAAGTTTCATTTGGCGTGCAATGACAAACCTAAAATTAATACAACAGATGGAGGAACATGGAGACGCCTAGTAGTTATCAATTTCACATCAAAGTTTGTTCCTAAACCAAGTGAACCTAACGAGTTTCCAATGGACGAAACAATTCAGTATTCTGTAGTTTCTAAATCTTGGGCTACACCTTTCTTAGCATATCTAGTTCATGTCTTGAAAGAAGGAAAGGGACTTCGTAAATTGAGTGCGCCTGACAAAGTATTGGAATATACATCTGAGTATCGTAATGATAATGATGGTATTGCTAAGTTTATGAGTGATAAGTTAGTGAAGTTAGCAGAAGATGAAGAGCCAGCCTATGTTGATAAGACAGCTTTAAAAAGAGCATTTAAATTATGGATGACTGATAATGATTTAAGATTATCTCCATCCGATATGGAGAAACGTGTAGAAGCACAATATGGTAAATATCCCAAGAAGGGGTGGACAAACTTCCGCCTTGAGAACTAGATTTACATAAGGTTTACGTAACAATTTAATGGACCCTGCATCAATATTTGGAGTAACTGTTGCAGTTATATTTTTTACTTCATTATGTTTTCTGACTAGTTATGTGATTAGTAGAGTTAGAGGTATTTCGATTTCTTCTTCTTAGTTTTACGAGACTTCTTTCCACGACGAGTTCTATGACGACGACCACCAGTTAAAGTTTCACCAGAAGGAAGAGGAGCTTCTAAACTTCTTGAAACACCTGCGTCAGTTCCAACTCCATCAGGAATCTTCAATGCACTTTTTGCGCTATCTGCTAATTCTTGAGGAGTTTTTCCAGTTAAACTTGTGAACCATGAACTTAACGTATCACCGATACCCATTCTTATTCTTCAACTAAGAATTTAAGCACGCTTGCCACCAAGAGGAGTATACGTGCGAATATAAGGTAGAGTTAAAGAAATAACGAAGTAAGCAATAACTAGATCTAGAACAGAGCTAATCATGTTACCAATATCTATCTTGACAGGTCCAACGTTAATAACGACCTTGTCCAAATTTTGTTGGGCACCAGGAAGTAGTCCACCAATAATAGGAGTTACCAAATCACGGGTGATAGACTGAAAGAACTTAGAAATAGTAACACCAAAGTATATAGCTACGGCAATAGAAGTGATATCCATATTTTATCAATGAGTCTAGATTTCTTTTTCACGCATAGTAATAGTTATGGATACCAGATTCTGGGGTCCGAGTGGATGGCAATTATTCCATTTAATTGCGTTTAAGTCACCTAATCCCGAACAATTACTGTTGATGATTAAAGACATATTGCCTTGTAAATTTTGTAGAGAATCTACAGCTGAATTTACGAAACAGTTACCTATGAAAGAACCCGGAAGATGGTTATATGATTTGCATAATATGGTAAATGATAAACTAAGAACACAATGTGCAAATGACCCCGAAGTTGTTAATCCCGGTGCTGATCCTTCTTTCGAGGAAATAAAGAAACGATATTTGTCTTTAAAGCCTTCAAGAGTTCCTGGAAGAGACTTTCTTTTTTCAGTAGCGGTGAACTATCCTGATCAACCGACTCATGATCAGATGGCGGTACAGCGTGTATTTTTGAAAGCTTTGTCCGAAACATATCCATTTGATTCTTTACGAGAGGTATTCCGTAAATATCTATCCGAGAATGAAGCATCCTTAGAAAACCAAAAGGCCTATATGCGATGGATGTATGGATTACTTTCAGTTTTATCAAAAAAGTTGAAAGTGACTATACCAACATATAAAGGATACGTTCAAAGAGTTATGTATTACAAGAGCGGCTGCTCAAAAAAGACATACAAAGGAAAAACGTGTCGTAAAATCTCAGATGGTTACACTAAAAATCGTAATCATAAAAAAACTCAAAGGATAGCATTTAAGGAATTAATCGCTAGTAGCAAATAATACTAATGAAAATAAAGCCATACAAATAGCAAGCCATTTTAATCCTCCAATAGACTCACCAAAGTAAAAAACACCCATTAAAGTGACTAAAAGATTAGAAGTTAAATTCCATATCAAATTAACACTTGTCATATTCTCAAATTTTAAACCTTTAAGAAAAAGGTAGGGTTGTGGAGCATAAATCAAAGTAGATAATAAAAGACCAGTAGAGTATGCTAATTCTCCTTTACTGGTAATTTTAGATACAGACATCATACCAATATCTAATGTAGCCATAGCTAACCCAAAAACAATTGGAAGAAGATTAAAGCTTCCAAATTTCCACTTATGAGATTTTATAAATTGGTCTACAATATCTCCCATTACTTTTTATGATTTTTAATATTTTCAAGTAGATGTTCTTTTGTTCTTGTTCCTTTTGAAGTGTGCATAGATCTACCTCTTGCTTTTTCAGTTTGATTCTTTCGCTTTTCTTGACGTGTCTTTGGTTGCTCCATTTACACTCTTGGATTGTTATACTAATAAATCCATTTTCTATGGATATTTGTCCGATTTGTTTAGAAGATATGGATATGATTCATTATAATGATGAACGCGAATCAACTTCTTCATGTTTTAAGATGAATTGCGGTCATGCGTATCATACAAAATGTATCATAACTTGTTTGAGTGTAGAAGGTAAGAAATGTCCTCAGTGTAATGATAAAAAGACTGCTTCACAAGAATTAAGTATTGAAGGATTAAAAAAGAAGTATTTGGGAGAAATTAAGAGAGATAAAGATATACAATTTTTAATGAATGAATTAACTCTTTCAGATCAAGAATATTCAGAAGCAAGAAGACAATTGAAAAAAGATATACAAGAATTTATTAATAAACGTAAAGTGGAATTAGCAATGGATGTTAAAAGAGACTATGTTCTTGAATGTCTAAAAAGAATTAGGAACGACTCAAAAACAATTGCCAAACAAAAAGGTCCAGAATATGTTGCATCTTTAGTTCCCGATGAAGGAAGATATAGAAGAAGTTGGGGAGGAACTCTTTTTGAAAGACACTTTTTTGGGCGTACGAAAGCATATCATTTCTGTCGTTTAAAGAACGCATATATACATCTTAGAATCTAATAATGGAGTGGTTACCTTATGTGATTGGAACAACAATGTTCCTATACATTCATTCTTACAATCGAGTAGCAAAAATGTATTTTGAAAGTGAAAAAACACTTTCGTGGGAAGATTTCCTTACGAAAGTGGTTCCTGTGCGATCTCTGTAGGGTTCGAACCTACGACCTTCCGGTTAACAGCCGAATGCTCTAACCAACTGAGCTAAGAGATCAACCAAAAAGTTTAAAGACATTTTTAGGTCTTATACCGACAGCGGGGGTCGAACCCGCGACCCTCAGGTTAAAAGCCTGATGCTCTACCACTGAGCTACGCCGGTTAGATTCCAATACCGGGAGTTGAACCCGGGTCTTAGCCTTGAAAGGGCCGTATGCTAACCGTTACACCATACTGGAAGATAGTAGCTGTGGGATTCGAACCCACGAGGATCGCTCCACAGGTTCTTAAGACCTGCGCCTTAAACCGCTCGGCCAAGCTACTACTCTATAGTATCTTTTCTCGCTTTAAATCCGTTTTTGTCCTATTTACGGTAAGTCTTGCGACGTTTGTTGTTCTTACGCTTTCGGGTCTTTCTACCTCCTTTACTCATTATAGAATTCAGTCTGGTTTGTAAAGCACTAGCATTTGCCATTGCATTAGCTTTAGCATCTTCATCAGCTTGTTTAATAAGCTTTTTCATCTTTTTGTTAGCATAAGCTCTTGCTTCCATTCTTACGGTAGTCAATGTATCACTTAAAACCTTTAAGTCAGATTCAGGAATCTTAGGTCTGATTTTACCTAGACCAAGAAGAATTGCCGAATTCAATTTTAAAGCAGATTTATCCGCATCAGCCAGTGTTGCTTGGTCTTCGGCTGTAAAAGATAGATTAACGTACTGCAAAAAAAATCCTAGATCATCGCGAACTTGTTGTTTTGCAATGTCGGACGCAGCAAGTTCAACAGGACTGGGTTTAGGAGCCGAGAATAAGCTAAACATATTATATTAAAGTTTGAATCTTTTTTTGAAGTCAGATACTGAAGCTTTCATAGTAGGTTTATTCCATAAAACCCATCTTGATAATGCGCCTGGAGTATCAGGTATATCCCAGTGTTCTCCCATTCCAGAATGTCTTTTTAGATAAAGAGATCTTCTGCGAGTATCTTTATGTTTTGTGAAATCAGACATTCCTCTTGCCCCAAATGGAACTACCTTTTCTTTTCCGTCATCTTTTTCAAAAATAGCGTCCCATTTCTTTTCTTTTTTATGGGATCTACGAATAGTCTTTAAACGCATCTTATTATTAATAGGACAAAATGGAAGAGTGGTATACGATCATACGAAATTTAAAGGATGAATCTGAGAATCCGTATACGACTCAGATGTTTGTATACCAAGTATATCGTGATTTATCTAGGATACGAATTAAAGAAAAAATAAAGTTTCGGGATCGAATGGGTCCTGAATTTGATGCGTTTACTGCAAAATTGTCACAGGAATATCCAGAGGGATTAGTAATTGAAATTATTAATGATGATGAATTTTGGAGAAAGACTTTAGAATTAACGATTGGTGTTTGAAAACGGAACAATCTAAACACATCACTTATAATAACAAGAATGGGTGACACAATTATCGGAGTTCAATTTGGAATCGCCAACCCTGAAGACATTCTGTCTCGCAGTGTTGTCGAAGTTATAACTGATAAAACATATCAAGCACAACTTCCTGTACCAGGAGGTGTATTTGATTCAAGATTTGGTGTCATTGAAAATGGTAAGGTATGCCCTACCTGCAAACAAACTAATTTATTATGTCCCGGTCATTTCGGACATATTACGTTAGCTCGTCCCGTCTACCTTTACCAATTTCTTGATACCGTTCAAAAAATTCTACAAAATGTATGCTTAGTATGTTCTAATCCTTATTTGCCCGACGAAGAATTGGAAAAGATTGAGAAAACTGCTACTGGAATGGATAGATTTAATGCTGTTCGTGAACGCACTGCAGTATTCAAGACAACGAAGGAACTCAAAGCAAGCTCATCATGTCCTCATTGTGCATCTCCGCTCCTCAAGAAAGCAGAAAAGGTTGAAGGAACAGTAGCTACTTTGGAAGGAGTTACGTATGATGAAGAAGCAGAACGTATTCCTATTCAACCTGAGATGGTTCTCAGATGTTTCCAGAGAATGTCTGACCGTCATGTACAACTCATTGGGTTCTCCCCTAAATTCAGTCGTCCTAATTGGTTGATTTGTACAGTTCTTGCTGTTCCTCCTCTAACTGTTCGTCCATCAGTTGTTATGGATGATAATCAACGTATGGAAGATGACCTAACACATAAGCTTGTTGATATTGTTCGCAATAACCAACGTCTTCGCGACAAGATTGACAAAGGTGATTCCGCGGATGTGATTGATAAGTATACGGATCTCTTACAGTTCGATGTAGCAACCTATGTTGATAACGATATTAAAGGTCTGGCTCCTGCTGCTCAACGCTCTGGAAGACCTTTGAAAACTCTAAAGTCTCGTCTTGGAGCAAAAACTGGTCGTGTTCGTGGAAATTTGATGGGAAAGCGTGTAGATTTCTCGGCTCGTTCAGTTATTACACCTGATTCTAACATTGATGTTGATGAACTTGGTGTTCCTGAAGAAATAGCAATGAATTTGACTTTCCCAGAGACAGTTACAGTTTATAATCGTGATCGTCTAATGTCTTATATTCGTAACGGTCCTGCAAAGTATCCTGGAGCTAAATCAATTTTCTTAAAAGATGATGGAAGACCTATATCTCTAAAATTTGTAAATCCTGAACTGATTGATTTGAAAAGTGGAGATATTGTTCATCGTCATTTGATTGATGGAGATGTTGTTCTCTTTAATCGTCAACCTTCACTCCACAAGGGTTCAATGGAATGTCATCGTGTGCGTGTTCTTCCTTATTCAACATTTCGTTTGAATGTAAGTGCTACGAAGCCTTATAATGCAGACTTTGATGGTGATGAGATGAATATGCACGTACCTCAAAGTATTACATCTGCATCTGAAATTAAGTATTTGGCAAGTGTTCTAAGACAGATTGTGTCTCCACGAACGAATGCAGCTATTATCTCCGTATTTCAGGATACACAGACAGGCGTGTATCGTCTCTCACAACCTAACGTCAAAATCCCCGAACATATTGCTATGAATATCTTGGCTCGTATGAAACGTCCTTTATCATCTTACGTTCGTCGTAATGATTACTTGTCGGGCCAAGACGTATTCTCTACAACTCTTCCTGCTATTGATTTCAATGGTAAGGTAACAATTAAGGATGGTCGGCTAGTAAAGGGTATCCTGAATAAAGGTGCGTTTGCTACAACTTCTGAAGGACTAGTTCATATGCTATATTCTGATTTTGGTCCTCAAAGAGCAGGTCAATTCATTAATGACGTTCAAAACATTGTAACTAAATTTAATTTGTTTACTGGATTTTCTGTGGGACCTTCTGATTTGGCAACCAATGAAGAAACTGAGGAGTTTATTCGTGAAGCTTTGAAAGATGGTCGTCAGAAAGTAACTGATATTCTGTCGGACGTTCATGCAGGAAAATTCTTGAACGCTTCAGGAAGAACTGATGGAGAAGAATTAGAGAATCAAATATTTAATGCTTTGAAAACTGTATCTGCCAGTATTGGTGAAGCATCGATGAAGAGTTTGCCAAAGGATAATCGTATGGTTCAAATGGTAGATTCAGGAGCCAAGGGTTCTAACCTAAACATTACGCAGATGTTGGGGTTGCTAGGACAACAGCAGGTAGCAGGAAGACGTATTCAGTATTCATTACAAGATCGTACTCTTCCTCACTTTCCTAAATTTGATGATGGTATTGAATCACGTGGATTTGTAGAGAATTCATTTATTACAGGTATTCGTCCTGCTGAATTCTTCTTCCATGCTATGGGAGGACGTGAAGGTTTGATTGACACGGCTGTAAAGACATCAGATTCAGGATACATTCAACGCAGACTTGTAAAAACTATGGAAGATTTGCATGTAGAATATGATGGAACAGTTCGTAATGCAAGTGGATCAATCTTTCAACAACATTATGGTGGTGATGGAATTGATAGTGTATCAACTGAGATTGTACCTATTGAATTAGGTATGATGTCTATGGAACAAATTTATCGTGAATATGGAGCTTCAAAAGCTGATTTTGAGGCGGTAGTTAAAGGAACTATCGGTGAAAATCCTCCTGATTTAGTAGAAACTTTACTGATTGATCGTGAAGATTTAGTTAAGAATGTTTTCAGATACAAGAAGAATTCTAAGGTAACATCTCCAGTTAACTTGAAACGGTTAACTGAGAAGTACAATAATCCTTATTCTACAAAGACTGATTTGACTCCGGAATATGTAGTACAAGAACTTGAAAAAATAAACAACCAACCTTGGTCACAACATAATAAGCTCTTTCATATTCTTCTGAGGTATTATCTAGCTCCTAAAAAGTCAATCATCGTTCATCGTTTTACAAAGGAAGTATTTGATGAATTATTGAGAGAAATAACATTCAAGTATATGAAAGGCCGTGTTCATGCAGGCGAGATGGTAGGAACTCTGGCAGCTCAATCAATCGGAGAGCCTACTACACAATTAACTTTGAATACTTTCCATTCGGCAGGAACAGCTAAGGCTAATGCTACTGCAGGTGTTCCTCGTATTGTTGAATTACTTGGTGCTTCTCATAATCCCAAAAATCCTGCGAATGTAGTTTATCTCGATTCTTCCATTGCAAGTTCTCAAGATTCAGCGTTATCTAAGATGCGTGACGTCCAAAAGACAACTTTGAGAGATATCACAAAATCTGTTCGTATTTATTATGATCCTAATCCTTTATCTTCAAATACTGTTGTCCAAGAAGACCGTGAGATTCTACAATCTTATGAAAAGTTTTCTGTGACACAAGGAACTGCATGTGTATCTCCGTGGATTATGCGTCTAGAATTGGATACAATGCAAATCGCTGCTCGTCAAGTTATTGATATGACATTGATTCAAAGTAAAATTGAAAACAATAAGGTCTTGAGAGTATTTAGTTGTATCCATTCAGATACTAATTCACCTGGCAAAATTGTATTAAGAATCACATTTAGCGCCGATACAGTAAAGAATGCTCTGTCACTACGTTTCATTGAAGATAAGCTATTAGATACAGTGTTGACAGGCGTAGAAGGAATTGGACGTGTATATCTTCGCGAAGTAAATGATGAAGTTATTTATGATGAGAAAGTTGGTGGATACACTCCTGTAAAGCAATATGTATTAGATGCGGAAGGAACTAATTTATTGGATTTAGCAACAATTCCTGGTGTTGATCCTTTCCGTTCATTCTCAAATGATATTCATGAAGTTATGGAAGTATTTGGAATTGAGACTGTTCGTGTATCTTTATATGAGGAATTTAAGGAAGTCTTTGAAGCTGAGCCTGTGAATTATCATCATATGATTACATTGGTAGATACTATGACTTATCTTGGTCGTATTATGGAAGCGAATCGTTTCGGTATGAATAAAGGTGAAAACGGAGTTCTTGCAAAGTCATCCTTTGAAGAGACATCTAAAATCTTGTTCAATGCTGCGTTATCTGCAGACTTTGATAATATGAAAGGTGTTTCTGCAAATATTATGTTTGGACAAAAACCGCCATGTGGAACGGGTTTTGTAGATATCCTAATTGACGAAACTAAATTGCCTGATGGAACTGAGGAAGATCTATCTGTATTTGAGGCAGATCTTGCCGAAGCGAATGCTAGAATTGAAACTGAAAATCAAAAAGATTTAGAACAAGGTGATGTACGTATGGAAGACATTAATATGGAGTGGTAACTTAGTTGGAATACGCTAGACCACCCATACCAGACATAACCCGAAGAATGTTATAGTTCACTGCGTATACTCGAACATCATAGTTCTGAGGGTCTTGTAGACTTACGTTGGTACTACCGTTCAAGCCCATCACAAGTGTAGCAGTATCAATACGAGAGAAGTTGCAAGTACCAGAAGGCTGGTGCTCCTCAGGCTTCAATGCAAATGAATACATATAAACACCAGCATTATCACCAGTGTTAAATGCAAACCCGCCCGAATGATGCTGGTAAGGTTGAACAGCATTAAAGTAAGGAGAATATAGAGTTTGCATACGGTCTTGTCCGTTTAGTTGAATGTTAGCATTATACATTGCATTTTCTCTGTAATTTAGAGGGTCAAACACTCCCAGTAGGGCAGCATTTGCAGAGTTAGAGATTTTACAGTTTCCAAATGCTGAATTTTGGACGACCCACACAAGTTCCTTTACAGGGTGGTTGAAAGTTAGGTCAACACGCACTTGTGCTCCACTACATCCTTTACTTTCATTAAACTGGGTTTGCTCGATGAGATATTCATGAGATTCCTGAGCCATACGACGACGCTCTTCAACATCTAGATAAATGTAATCACAAACCACATTACACTGGCGAGGACCATTTATTAGATTAGCCCCTGTTTGTACGTTTGCAGAAGATTGAACGATTTCAGTTTTGTTCCACATAATATTGATTTTTACTTCATGATACTGAAGAGCGATTAAAGGTAATGCTGCACCAGGATTACGTCCAAAGTAAAAAGGAAGAGGAATGATGTAGTTATTTCCTAGGATAGGGCGTCCAGCAATACCAACCAATCCTTGACCCTGGCCAGTATCGTACATCATAGCACTTAGTTGATTCCATTTATCAAAATTGTGTGTTAGCATAGTCCAAATAAACATCCATTCACCGTATAGACGATCAATAACTTGACCACCAATGTCTAATTCTACATATTTCAACATATTATAAGCAGCCTTTACAGGTGACAAATTATTAGTCTGTGCAACCTGAACTACGGTACCAGTACCAACCGGGGTTGTAGCTGCCGCGGTAGCAACGAACACTGTACCAATATTATTATTGGGAGCTCCAATAGTGGTAAAATCGGATACAGCGCCAGCTCCAGTACGTACAGTAGAAATAGAGTACTGAAGACCGGGGAGGAGGAGACCATCGTTAACGGTACGCAGAGGATTAGTTAAGAAAGTTTGATCATTAGGACCATAACGAATAGGATACGTTTTTGCATCTATTACATCTAGTATAACTTCCAGATAGCAAGAAGAAACAAGGTCAGCATTGCGGCCAAGAATAGCAGAATGTTTAGTACCCCAAGCTGCTTGTCCGCTAGTAGTTACGCGAAAGGGTTCCATAGCAAAGTTAGTATGACGCTTAAACAGGCCTCTCCAGAAAGTAATCTGTGGATTTCCAGATAGATATGCATCTTGTGCGCCATAGGCAACGAGTTGTAATAAACCACCACCCATTTGTCTTTATATGTTAGTTATAGTCATTTTTTTTGGATATATTTACTTGCGATGACGACGAGTCTTCTTTCCAGAGTGCTTACGACGCTTCCCACCTTCCATACCTGACCCAGTTCCATCAGTAGGACCAGATTCACTTGGAGTATGGCTACCACCCTTGTGCTTCTTATAAGTCTTCTTGGCACTTTTTAACACATGACTGAACCACTTCTTCCCCATAGAAGACTTTTCTCCCTTTAGTTCACCCATAGTTTGCTTTACATGTTTCATCCATGCGGTTGGTTTTCTTTTTCCTCCTTCGGACATTTTGTTTTAACGCATACATTTTATACCGTGATGTTATAGATTGGAGATTTCTGTCTCATTGGTTGAAATGACAAATTGGGGTCGGCTTGGGCTGGTTCTTTGTATTGTTTAGGAACTTGAGGACGAAGAGCAGCGGGTTTTAGAACCACACTATTTTCCTGAAACTGACCTATATAGAGTTCCATCATACTATCTAATGAACCATAATTCATCATAATCCATTGACATCCATATGTAAACAAAATTTCAGGATTTAAGTTTACCAAATCATTACCAATATCGGGTACAACCATAGTGATGTTATTTCGATTATAGTCAATTAGTTCTTCAGCATCAAAGGTTTGAGAAGCTTGAGTATAAGTTAACCTACGACAACGAGATTCAGACCAAGATACATTCGTTAATTCTTCCATCAAAGTTCCTTTAACTGAACCACCTGATACAATAATCAACTTGGATTGAAGATTACAGATAGGTTCAACTGCCAAATTTGTTCTTTGGTACCCGTACGCTTTATCTAACATATGTGCTCTACAAGGAGACGATTTCAATATTTCAGCAGCAGCATTAATAACAGTTGTTTTATCAGTATGGAAAACCAAACTTAAAACAAATGGGTCAGTTGAAACAGGAGAACTTACAGAATTAAAAGCATTATTTCCAATAGAATTACAACAAGCTTCAAACGGAACCGTATTATAAGCATAATCCACTCCCAGCTTTTGATTTTTAAGACCTACAACTGGCTTATCATTCGCATCTGTATAAATATCTAATTCTACAAGACGAACACCTGCTTTAATTGCCAAAGGAAGAATTGAATCACTTACATAGTCATAGACTTCTGATCCGGGAAAAATAGAGTAAGAAGATGAAGCCATATAAAAATCAGCTAATCTATATTGTTCTGGTTGAGGACATCCTAAAGGAGCTAATCTTGTAACTGTAGGGTACACTGCAAAATTAGGGCCAGCAACAGTTAAAGCTTTTGATTCACCAGGTTGTAATGATGAATAAATGCCATAGGCAATAATAATTACAAGTAAAGCCATACCAATTCCCAAAGGTGTAGCATATTCTTTAATAGTTTCCATTACTTCTTGTCAATACTAAATAACAAACCGCGGAAACTTCGCATAACATCATCGTGAACTCTTTTATTCATTGGTATTTCTAGAAGACAACAATAATGAAAATATAAACAATACATTCCACACTCAGAATCTTCGTATTGATGCCGAGTTTTATTATAATTTAATTTTGTAGGTTTTTTATGTATTTTTGTTTCATCCCATTGATGTTTCCATCTAAACATTAATCTTTGAATTTCAGGTTCAGGAGAATGAGAATATGAATCAAAATAAGTTATATGAGCAAATTCACGAAGAGGATTCAGATCAACATATAAAGCTATCCAATGCTGTCCAGGTCCTGTACTCACATCAGTATTAAAAACAATTCCTATCTTTGTCTTACCTTTTGCATAAATATCCCGAATATTCATAGAGCATAAAGAGCTTACGATACAAGACCCAGTGTTACTCTTCTTATCAAAATCAATTGGGATAGACCCTATGAAATAATATTTTGAAAACAACTTCATAAATTGATGTTCTATTTTTTCAATATCTATGGAAGATAACCAATCGCCGGGGTTTTGAACCCATGTTGACGGAGCTTCAGGTTTGTCCATCATACTATAAATAATACATTCAGTAGTTCCAGCAGTACATAATCTATGCAATCTTCTACGAATTTCATTCCATACAGTTTTTATACTTCCTTGGGGAATATGAGGTTCACGAGGATGTTCTTTATTGTAAACTTTCCTGAGGTTTTCTACCTCTTCTCTATCCATTATATTGAAAATGGATTATCTTTGATGATTCAAAATAAGTTTAAGAATGGAATCAACAAACGACCTTAAGAGATGCGTAAAGCAATACCGCGATATCGACAATGATTTGCGTGAACTCAACAAGCAAGTGTATGAGAGGCGTGAACATCGTAGGATGATCGAGATTGAGATGATGGACCTAGTTAAGTTGCCAGAGTTTTCTAAACTAGATAAGTTGAGAATTGGTGATGATGAGTCAATTATTAAGATTGATAAGCCTGGAACATGGAATAAAGCTTGGACTCTTTCCAAAAAGGATTTGAAGGAACATCTCACTACATTCATGGCACAATCTACTGGTCCTTCGGATGTAGACCAAATCTTTAACTGGATTGTAGGTGAGCAAGCAAAGAAGCTAGTTTCTACAGAATATAGTTTCACACGAGTTATTAAGGAGTAATGGATGACAGGTTTAAGTTTAAGATTCCTGAAAAAAGGTATCGTCCACCTAGAGATACACCTAGAAAACCACGATATGAAGGAGTCCTGCCTAGTAGAAGCTCCAGAAAAGTAAAAGTAACACTAAGAAACAGTCCACCTGCTTCACCTGTTTCGCCTATAAATAGAGTCATAAGACCTCCTCGTATAAAAACAAGTCTATCCCATTTTGGACCTGATGATTTGTACCAGCTTTTTTATCGAGATTTAAAAGGTTCGCATAAATTCAAACTTGAATTCTTACGAGAAAACTGGAAAAACTTTAAGTTTCGAACTTTTATTGAGAAAGGATGGGGAGCAAGAAAACAATGTGAGAAAGTTTTAGAAGAAGCTAGAAATGACAAAGCTATTTGTTGGTTATGTGGTTTTTCAATTCGAGAACTTGGTGATGAACTTTTAAGAAGAAATCAACCAGCATGGACTACATCAAAACAAGACCCAAATGCAGATAATGCTCCTGAATGCGAACATCTTCTACCTGTATCTGCTGCTATTATTTTTCACGATGTGGCGTTAAAAGATCTTGATGTTGTAGGTACAACAGATTATTATGCTTTAAATTATAAATGGGCTCATAATATTTGTAATGGTCTTAAAAATCATCAACTTTTTATGAATATTAAGAATGAAGAAGGTCTTATCCCTCATGATAAGATAACTATTAATTACAACTTTATTAGACAGTTCATAACAACTTTATCATCTAGTTCTCGTGAAATAAATGAACTTTCTAGTTTGAAAGAAAATTGGGTTAATCAAAGAATAGCAAGTATTGCAAGTTCATTAAAACCTCTCGAAGAAGAATTGAAAAATTCACATTTCAATATGATACTTGGTGTCTCTAAAATTATTGAGAATATTGATTTCCTATATGATAACTATAAGAAATATCTAGAGAAGGTTGGAGATACTTCCACACTAGACGCATTAAATCTTTCAGAATTCAAGTATACTGCAGGTAAACGAAAACGGAATAATAAAACAAGAAGAAGAAAACGCAATGTATAATCCATACAATCCGAAAAATCGTTTATTTACGAAATCTGAGATACAGGTTATCTTAATTGATAATAATTGTAACTTTCAGACTAAAAACCCCGATTTGTATCAGAGAGCAATGGTACATTCATCTTATGTGAAACGAGATGAATATACAACTCCTACTGGTGAAGTAACTCAATTAGCAGATAAGCCTACCAACTGTTTAGGTTTATTTGATGAGTCTTATGAAACTCTCGAACATTTAGGAGATTCAATTTTAGGAGCTACTGTATCAACTTACTTATTCAAAAGATTCCCGAATGAAAATGAAGGGTTTCTTACAGATTTGAAAAAGGATATTGTTTGTAATGAGATGTTAGGATTTCTAAGTCAAAAATTAGGTCTTGATATTTTCTACGTGATTTCAAGACATAATGAAGATGTATGTAATGGACGTACCAACACAAAGAAACTTGGAGATATTTTAGAAGCATTTATTGGTGCGCTATGGATAGATTCAAATTACGATTTCAAGGTTTTGTACTCTTTCATAACCTGTATGATTGAGAAACACATAAACATTCCGAAACTTCTACTTAACAATCGTAATTTCAAAGAACAATTACAAAAGTTTTATCAAGCAAAATTTCATCATACCCCGAAATATGTGATGTTATCATCTGCGGCAAACACTTATACTATGGCTGCCGTTGATGAAAAAAATATACATCTTGGTATTGGTTCTGCTCCAACTAAAAAACAAGCAGAGCAAATTGCTGCTAAACAAGCATTAGCAAATCTTACTTCCTAGTCTTACGTCTTCCTCCTTTCTTAGCTCTTTTAGTTTTTTTACCTGCTGTAGGAACTGGTAATGCAGGAGCACGAAATACTATATCAACTACTTTATGAAGACTACTAGTTACATTATCTAACATATCCGAATGTTCCTTCAAATTTTCAGGTAAATCTTTTAGTCTATTACGATCTGTATTATCTACCTTTTTCAAGAAATCAATTGTATTTGTATAAAACTTGAATGACTTTTCTTGAAGAGTTGTTAAAAATGGAGGAATCATTCCAGTAGCCCTTCTATATGCTGCCTTTAATCCACCTATTAATGCAAACGTATCCCAAAATCTAAAAACAACTTTATTTGCTAAATGAAGAGATTCATTGCTTCCTAAGTTTACAAATCTTTGCATTTCATAGTATGAAAAAGCTCTCAAAATAAGATACCATTGATTATAATCTTTTAAAAAATCACGGTCTTTTGCTCCTGGACCTATAACTGTATAGCTATCTTTACCCTTTCCAGATAAGTTTGTAAGTAACTCCTTATCTCCTATCTTAGCAAGGCCCCAATCGTGTAAAACAATATTGTCACCTTTCCATGCTATATTTCCTGAATGACCATCTCTGTGGAATACTTGTACTTTAAGACTATTCATTTCAATCGCAGCATCAAACAAATCCCTAAGTCCTGCAGATGTTACATCAATATTTTTAATAAAATCACCTTCATGATCAACTAAATCTGAGTCTTGTTTTGAAGTTATTAAGTTTTTAAGTTTTGTTGAACCAGGAAGTGTCTTATCTTTTAAATCTTTTACTTTGCATTCAGGTTCTAAATCTTCTTGTTTAAATTTAGCTTCGCAAATACTAGCCAAAAAATTAAAATTTTTCTGATATTTTACGTCTAGCTTTGTTAAAGCATCTTTAACTCTTTGTTGAATTTCAGGCTCATCCGAATCTTCGGGAACTACTCTTGAAACGTTTCCTGGAGGGATAGGCGTACCATCTGCACAATCAACTGGTGGGTCATAAACGCATGTGTATGATCCTTGCCCTATAAGTTTACCTCCTTTACCCATTATATCTTCTTAGGTAGTTTTCTCACAAGTACTTCTTTTTGACAACCTCCAACTGACATATCTTCTGCTCCTTCTGGAATACCTTCAATACTTCTTAATACTTCTGCTACACGTTGAGGTTGGTCTGCAAATTGTAATAAAAGCTGAGTTCTAATCACATTTCTTTTTAGAGCAGGTCGGGATGTTCTAACACTTCTGGAAATACTTCCTGCTCCGTTTCCTTCTAAATTAAAATCATCAACTTTATTATCGCGCATAAACTCCAATATCTTTGCAGAATTAGCTTTCTTTTTATCTTTCAAAACCTTGATTTGGTTACGCAAAGTACGTTCTTCGTCGTCAAATGATATCCATTCCTTCAAAATGTCTTTGATCTGTTGCGTTTTGTCTTCTTCCATTTCTTATTATTAATACGATACGTTGAAAACCTTTTTCCACCTATTTTAGGAATCGTTGCATTAACAATATTACCTATCACAGGATATTCCAAGAGCTTGTCACGTTTCTTTTGAATTTTTCGATTAAAATCTTCAAGCTTAGACATGCTTCTAACAGCAGTTTGCCCTACAACGGGTAAAGCATTAACAATATGAACGATTGCTTGACCCATATCACCCTCTGCAGCTGCAAGAGAAGATGATATTAAAGCAATAAAGAATGTAAAAGGCAGAACTATAGCCATACCAACAGGACCACCCATAGCAGAACCAACTCCATTTAACAAACTTACTCCAATTTCAGAGAAAGAATGAAAAATTCCTGTACCAACATCAGCAAGTGGACCAATTGGAGTTCCTTCTATAGATTTAAGAGGATATTCAATATAACTAAATACATCACCAATTCCTGCTGAAATAGGAGTTGGGTCATATTCTTTAACCTTTTCTAAAGTTGTTTCAACAATCTCGTTAATAACTGGATAATTAGTTTCTACTTCTGCACCACCTTTTACAATACCGACTAGAATGCTTGCTTGTGAGTCATTGAATATCGGTCTAGTCTTTTTTGTGTCGTAATAAAAATGTTTTTTTAAGGAGTCAGATGACTTAAACTTTTTCAAATATAATTCGTTTAAGATACTCAAGGTTTTTATAACTTTTTCAGATTCAGAACCTAATTTAGAATCTATATCCTTTTGAAGGGTTTTTTCCTTCTTTTTTAATGGATCATCGTATATCCAAACCATTATTAAATATCCATAAAATAATGGAAGGAGCAGAGCAATCAAATATAAGCTGGAATTCTCAATTAGAACGTATCATATCAGACGAAGGTGAAAGATCGTTATGTTTTGTTTGGCTTCACACTAAATCAGAAAAGTATTACGCAAAGTTAAATACTTATATTACTTTACCTGTTATTTTGTTATCTACAATAGCAGGTGCAGGGTCTTTTGGTTCACAATCTTTATTTAATAATTCTCATGTAGCTAATATTGTTATTGGAGGAATGAGTATAACTGTTGCAGCTTTGAATACTGTTGCGGGATTCTTCGCATGGGCTAAACGTTCAGAATCACATCGTATTGCATCTTCAACATATGGAAAAATTTATCGGTTTATTTTGATTGAATTAGCTTTACCAAGATCTGAACGTATTTCTGCAAAAGATATGTTAAAAATAGTTCGTGAACAATGTGATCGTTTAGCAGATACATCTCCTCAAATCCCAGATAATATTATTCAAGATTTCAAGAAAAGATTCGGAGATTCAACACCTGATGTTAAAAAACCAGAAATTACGAATGGTCTAGATCCAATTATGGTTCATCCTCCTGATATGGATTCACCAATGACTAAATTTAAGATTTTAAGTGAAAGAGAACATCAATTTATTTCACAAACACCAACAGATATTAAAACTTCCATCGACGGTCACATTCCAAACAATTTACAAACGTCGTCATCGGTTCATCCGCTGAGCGAGTCTGCATCTGGTAATAATCACACTTAGTTTTCTTTTTACAAGCAGAGCACCACATAAAGATTGCGGCACTTTCATTCTTCGAATACAACTTCTTTTCAGATTCAATGATTTTTTCAATAGAAGCTTTCCATCTTGAAGGACATAAATCTACAGCTGTCAGTTCAGCAAAGTTACGTGGAGTAATTTCTCCAGAAATGAGTCTTTGTTTCCAATTCTCATTATTTTGAACGTAACTTTCTTTACCTCTCAAATTCTCATATAATGAGATTGATCTACTACGATACATATTCCAGAAAATATGATTATTCCAATCCAAATCAATATTCTCTTTTAATGCTTGGTCTGCAACAACATGTAGAATACATTCTTCAACTTGTCTTGCTAATTCAGTATCAAGAATTTCACTAAAATTCTCACGAACTTTATCACGAATTGTAGAATCAACAAATATATTTTTAGATTGAGTTTGGATTTGTCTAGCAACATAAACTTCTCTTACAGGAGCCTCTTCTTCCTCTTCGTCTTCTTCTACTATTTCTTCATCTTCATCTGCTATAATATCTAAATCTTCCTCTTCATCTTCTGCAAACGTCCACTCTTGATATACTGCGTCATAATGATCAGATTTCAAATTCGAATACTTAGAAATATTAGGTTCATATTCATCTTGGTTATCGTTACCAGTAGACAAAACTACAATTGGACCATAATAAGTTTCTTCATCAAAAGGAGAAGGAAGAATATGTTGATTTGAATGTTCTTCATCACCAACTGTTGAAGCAAAGATTGTCAACCACAAAGTATCTTTGATAGGGTCCTGAATCTTTCCCTGAAATTGTATTTCTTGATTCTTGTATTTCTTACGCATCCATTCAAGAACATCTGCTGTTTTTGCAGGTATTTGAATTTCAGAAATTGTTCCAGTTGCTGAAATTGCGATACAATTCACCATTTTAGAATTCTGGAAGATATCTTAATTAATTTCGTTTTCGTTCATTGAAAACGGATTTTTTACACTCACATTTAAGAATAATTCAACAGCATGTCAAAGTATATCCCACCCGCACTAAGGAACAAGCAACCAGAGCCAGAAATGGAAACCAAACCTCAACAAAGGATCCCAGAGAGGATACCTGAGAGACGTAGGAATCGTAACTACCAGAAACCTCAATGGGAGATTCAGGAAGAGGAGGATAAGAGGAAAGCTGACGAGAAGAAGAGAGCTGAAGAGCGTGGTCTTGAAAAGACGGAAGAGAACTTTCCTTCTCTTGGCGGTTCAGCACCACGTGTGAATACATGGGGTGGTGGACGTAAGTTTTCAGAGTTGGCATCTGAATGGAAAGAGCAAGCTGCTGACATGAATCTTGAAGTAGTAGACAAGGAAGAGCATTTTATTCTTCCTAAGTTTCGCAATATTCGGAGATATATTGAACCAGAGGATGAGAGACCTCCTCCCCCCGAAAACACGGAAGACAAAAATGATGGTTGGACTACAGTCGAGAGGAAGATCAAAAAGAAAGAATTCAAGTCTATGTTTGATGAGGACGGTAACATAATTGAGGATGATACTGTATGGGGCGGAGAAGAGGAAGAGGAAACTTGTTGGAATGACTAAATTTCAGAAGTTAAGATTTTCTTAGGAGGTACAAAGACCAAATTATATACATACAGAAAAAGAGAGCGAATATAAGCTCCACCTTTTTGTCCTGCACCAACAAAGTATAAACTTTTTAGTCTATATTGCCAACCATAGTAAACACCTATTGCAAGAGCTCCAAACATAATAAATAAATCTAATAAAGCAAAAATACCATTTTGTTCAGTTTGACTAGAAACCCATTGACCCATTGCGTGGAAATAACCAGAGGGAGGTTTATTTGCTTTTAAAGGTACTGCTTCTACGTTTTTTACTTGTTTACGTCCAGATCTCTTACATCTCATATAGGTCTTTCCGTCTTTTGGCATAGGTCCACCAGTTAATTGCTCAACATTATTAAAGAATACTTTACGATCATCTAGTGATTGGACAGGTCTAAATCCAGATGCAGTATTCTTAACTAGTAAAGCAAAATCACCTTGGTCAATGTTAATCATGTGACGAAAGACACACCATTTTGCAGGTGCACAAGTTCCATCAAGCTTACTTCCGTCATACACGTAATATGCTCCTGTAGGAGGAACCATCATAAATACTCCCCATTGTTCACCTAACGAAACAGCAGTTGGAGTTTCAGAAGTAGCATAAGGAATAAATGCATTAAAAAAATGAGTAGAATTTGTTACAGTAGGATTCACACGAAATAATGAACTTACGCAAAGATTACCTTCCGTTGGACTAGTAAAGTATGCAATAACTTCCCCGTCAGCTTGGATATTTTCAATTGTATGATGACTAGGATGATTTACAATAACCATTTGGCAAGAATAAGAATTACCGTTGAATTTACAAGAACCCAGATTTGTTTGACTCATCAGAGCAAGACCATTTGCCGTTTGAGCTACATATGCTTGGGAAATGTATGCGTCGTCAAATACTAGGTCACAAAGAATACTACACGGTTCTGAACCTGATTGTGATAGATTAATAGGACTCTGTTTAGAGTTTTTACATTGAGCTCCTATTTCAAAAGCACTCATTTGTAGTTTGCCATTATTTTGTATCTTGGGAATAAGCAATATGGCGTTAGAAAATATTGGAGGTGCTGGTGGATTAATTTCAATATTATTGGTTAGTCTTTTAGTTCCAGCAGGATTCTTTGGTATTTATTATTCTACCCTTCTTCCATCAGAACAAGAAGCATTAGTTGATTGGTTAGGAAAATTAGTAGGATGGCAAAGTCCATTAGCAACATTATCTTCGTTATTAACTTATTTCATCTTTCTTGCTGGACCAATCACAGATGTTGTATCTCAACAATATCGTTATTCAATTGCTAGTATTGTGTCTTTATTTGGTGTAATCATAACTAAGATTTTCAATTCCAGTAAATTTTATGAATTCTCTGAGTATTTTATTAGCCCAGTCGTTCCTGCTTATTGGGGTCTTACTGCAGATAGTTCTGCTATTTGGAGTGTATTATTTAGATTTTTGACTTTCCCAATGGCTATATTAATTGTAGCTCTGATTGCTACTCCTACAGCTTTAGCTGCTACTGGTTATTCTAATTATGCTAAGATAACTGGTTCTGTATTATCAGTTTTAACTGGATTAATTACCTTATCAGGGTTTGAATTAATCGGTAAACCTTTAACAACCGAACAAAGGGCAGCAATTGAAGAAGGTAAACAAGCACGTATCAGACAAAGAGCTTCAGAGAAGAGTATTTTTGAAGAGACCAAGAAACGTGTAACATCTGAAAGAAAAGCATTTTCAGGAGCACCTTCAAAGGCTGATGCAGACCGCATTACTAGTAATCTTGATTTAGGCGGTGGTTCATACGTAAAAATTGATCCTGAATCACCCGATGGTTTATGTGATATTCCTGGTACTGGTAATTTCTTTTCAAATACACTGGCTCCTCCCTCAATTATAATGACACAAACGATCATATGGTGTCATCTAATTGAACAATGGGATACTAAATCTACTAGTGAAGGATCTGCTGGATTAATTGTAACTTCTTTATTAACGTTTGCTCTTCAATGGTTAACTTTGAACGGAGCAGGTTGTCTAGACGGTGGTAAATATATTTATGGAACCTATTCTCCACTCATCTCATTACTGTTATCTATTGTATTTGCTGGAACGGCATATGGAACTTTGAAAGTTACAAAGGAAGGATTTACTCCTGAAACTAAATTGAGAGAACATATGGGAGTATTTAGTAATCCTCCTGAAGAGCCTTCATCAAAAGACAAATCAAAAATTAAAGTTGATGAGCCAGGAGATAAAAATCTACCTGTGAATGATGAAGATCAATTTGTTTGTGAAGCTTATAAAGATGGAGAATTAGTAACGTCTACTTTAGTGGGTTAAGCTTTTGAGCGTTTCTCAAAATACGGTAATATCCTGCAATACTTGTTCCTGTATGAGATTCTTGACTGACTTGAACTCCTGTAGCATCATATCTCAGAACTACCATAGTTGGTACAAATTTGACATTTAACTTCAAAGCAAGAGACTCGGGATCTTGATGAGTATTTACGGATAACCAAGTAACACCGGGAAATTCCTGTTTGAGGTCTTCCAATGCAGGTGCAATTACCCTACACGGTTCACAAGTTGGCGACCAAAATTTGTATGCTACAATACTCATTCTTCCTTTGTTATTGTAACATCTTCTTTAATTAAACCGCTATCTGTTTTTAATCTATATAAAACACTTCGATGAAGTCTTTGTTTTACCATTTCGAATCCTTTCTTCTTAACTGTTTTACTCAACGCAGTAAGTAGAGCGGAATTTAATGAATCGCGATCTAGTTTATCCATATTGGCACGACACCACATAATCAACTCGGTTTCGTACATTGGTGGACCCATTAGTTTCAAAGGTAGTTCACTAACAGGTTCTACAGTATTAGAAGTTATTTCTTTTACTTCTTCAGGATTCAGTATTTGAGTTGCCATACGGTCTACAATATGATTGTTTCGACTTTGTTCATCTTCACCCCCAGTATGTGCTCGCACGTGAACAATTCCAAACGATTTAAATCTTGAAAGACGTCTTGTCACATCTTCAATCAAATCGCGATGTTTAACATCTTCACCTTGGGAAGTCTTCCAATTATTACGAATCCATGCCGGTAACCAGGTAGTCAAACAATCTTTAGAATATTTAGAATCTGTGAAGATTTTTAGATCAATTTCATTCACAGGAAACGTTTCTGCTGCCTTAACAGATTCAGTAATAGCCATCAGCTCTGCTCGTTGATTTGTTTGAATATCTGTCTCAGGAACTCTTCCTGCATTAGACTTGTCTTTGTGGTCTGGGAAATAGAAAGCCCATGAAGCTTTTGCTCCTGACTTGCCATTTTTGGAACATGCTCCATCAGTATAAACTTCAATCTTCATATTGCTTTATTACTGGTTCATGTGTATAAGTTGGCATTCGTTTTACAATACAACGACTTTGAATTGCAGGTTGGATAGTTGTTGGGTCTTCAACATGAAACCATACTCTACATTTAAAAGAACGTTCTTCTAAAGACCTACGAATCATTTGTTGGCATGAAAAAGTCAGAAACTCTGAATGATATACTAATAAAATCCGGATTCTTTGTGATTGTTTAGCAGGAACCTGTGATATCCAATTATAAAACCATGGAGCAAATGTCTCAACTGAATTAATTTCAGCAGCATCTACTTCTGCGTATTCACATGTATCTCCGTGTATTTTTTTATATTCAATCCACACCTTTTGAGTCTCTATATCGTTAAGAGGTTCAAAAAGTATATAATGTGGTGGAGGATATGCTAACATTATTACTTATTCTCTAACTACTCGTAGATGGCAAAATCTTCTTAATAGGAATTTCCGTTGAAACAATGTACAAACTATTCTCCGTTGCAACGATGTAGCAAGTCTCACATTTAAAAATGTTTTGAATAGGTGAAGTGTATTCGTTTTCGGACTTTACCAAATTCTTAGTATTATCAGATTGGACACCAATACAACACTTCTTCTCAACACTATCTGTAAAATAGTCTAGATAAATAGGCTTGTCACTTTCCATGGCAATCTGTGCTGCTCTCAACAAAACACTAGCAGATGGTAGACTCATTTATTTTTACGAATTGTTTGTTATGATTGAGCTTGAACGCATTTAACAGTATCTTCAATTCTGAATCTTGATCGCATACATAAACTTGGAAGCTCAGGTCTAGGAATTTCAAGAAGAGAAACTAGACCAAGACGAACAATTTCTTTTAAAGCTTTCGCAGTAGGAGGAAGAACTTTGGAACTCTCAAATAAGAAATCAACATATTGAGTTGCATTCTCGTCTGTTTGTTCGGTTCTTGGTTGTCTAGATGTATCCTTCAATTCATCAATAACATTCTGGAATGTCTTTGCCATAAACTCTTCTGTAACAAGTTCACGAACATAAAGTTGTGTAACAAACTTCGCATACCCTCGGCGCTTATCCTTCTGCTTCATCCATATAATAACTTTTTCATCAAATCCCTCCTCTGTTGATACTGGAAATGTCAAAGTATCATTAATGTCATACAATTTAGGAAACATTGTGAGTTGGACTAGAATATCGTCCTTCACATCAGGAACAGCATCTACCAATTTCACAGCACAATCTGCCATAATACCACAAAACATACTTTCTGTAATTGATTTGTTGAATAGTAAAGCAGAAACACGTAACCTAAAATCTTGATCTCGATTATTGATTATCTTAATTGCCTCATTAGAAAGTTCATTGATATTTGATTTAGAAAGTTTGTTTAGAATCCCCATAACCTCACAATATTCAGGATCAGCTCTATCCTTTATCTTACTTACATAAGTACTTAGCGACTTCATACGCCAGTTATCATTATCGTGCCTTTGCCTAGAGTGTCTAGGAGGAGGACGGAATGGTTTGTAAGTTACAGGTGTAATACGCAACTTTGCGATATTATCTTGAACGCTTCTTGGAAGCGCTAATTTAGTTGCAAAACGAACCGAATAAATTTGTGAAACAGTTAGGCTCATTTGTATATGTTGAGAATCTTTCTAGTAAGTCAAAAACGAATCCGTTTCACATCTACATCAAACTATCCTAGTGATATTATAAAATGGGATCAGATATAGACACCACAAAACTCCAATATTCTTGGATTCTGTGGTATCATGACCCAGACAATAGAGATTATTCTCTAGAAAGTTATGTCAAGATTGCGGACGTTTCAACACCGCAACAATTCTGGACAATTGTTGATTCAATTTCTAAAGAAGCATGGGAATCCGGGATGTTCTTCTTTATGAGACGCGGATTCAAACCTTTATGGGACGCTCCTGAAAATGAAGCAGGAGGTGCATGGTCAAAAAAGATTGAAGCTTCTGTCGCTCATACTACATTCGTAGATTTAATGGTAAATTGTATCGCAAACGAGTTTCTAATTCATCGTAAGGAAACTCTTGTTGGCATTACCATTTCTCCTAAGGGTCCTGCTTCAATCATAAAAATTTGGAATACAACTACTACTGTATCTGAAAACGCAAATATTAATCCTGAAATGTCTGGGTTTAAAGTTGGAGATGATGTTACGTATACAGCCCATAAAGCAAGACCTAAGTAAATATAATGCACTTAGTAATAGATATCAACAAAGAAAAAATAATAGGTCTATTAGAATCTAAAACTAGACAACTAATAAGATTTTTATACGGTTGGATAACAAATGATGGTGAAATTTTAGGGTATATTCTAGGAGTTATACATTTTATGATATCAGTCTTAATTTTTATGCTTCTTTTTGTTTCACATACATTATATCCTGCATTATGGTTACAAGGTGTTGTATTATTCTTAATGAGTTTAATATGGATTCAGCATGTTATTCTTAAAGTATGTATATCAATTGTAGCAGAAGAAAAACTGACAAATGGTCGAGCACCTTTCTTCGGAATAGTAAATGATATCAGTAGTTTATTTAATATACCTCTTGATAGATTCATTGAGAATCTTTTAGTTGCAGAAACCATATCAGTTGCATGTTTTACTTTAGCGTTTATTGGTAGAATTTCTTTATTTATTCACGAAAAATATTTAAGTTGAACAAGGCATCAAACATAGTTTAATTTCACCGAGATTAGCAACTACATAACGAATCATTAGAAACCAATCATTCTTCATATGAATTTCCAAATTGTTACAAAGATTTGTACATTTCGTAAAAAGAACCAAATGAGGTAATGAAAAGTTTCCTGTTACAATTTCATCGGTTGCTTTCTTTTCAATACTAAACTCATTCTCTGAATCTCCCATAATAGTTGTTCTTGAAGCAAAATGTCCTTTACATCCAAAAGTCAATGATGTTCCTACATTCTTGATATCCACAGTCTTAGCACCCAATAAAGTCATATCTCTACAAATCTTCTGAAAATCCATTGAAGGCATCGTAATATGAGTAGAAAATTCAGTTTCAGGTAATTGAATATCAGGTTCATCTCTATCCAATAAATTAAGCTTGTAACGAGTTACTTGCTTCTTTTCACCATCTTCAAGCAAGATACCCAACGAATTAGAATCAGTTTTATCAACATAAAAAGTTATCGTATCATCATTTGTAGCTGTTCGAACAATCCGATACAAATGATCAGTATTAACACCAATTACAAATTTAGGAGTATCGTGATTATAAGAAAACTTTTCAAACTTTTCTGCATGAAGTCTTAGATGAACTAATACAGTTCGAGTATTATCCATAGCAACCATACGAATACCGCTTGAATCAAAAATCAAACTCATTTCAACCAGGATACATTTCAAAGCTTCTTTTAAAGTTCGAATTGCTCCTGTTTGAACAGTCTTTGCCTCAACGATATACTCAGGCATTTTACATTGTTAATTTGAATGCGTTTAAACTTTGTTTCGCATTGTCTGACTTTTCTTCTTTGAAACAATACGCCCTGCTTTGTTATAAGTTAATTGGTCTTTTGTAAGACCCCCAGAAGTCTTCTCTGCAGTTCCGTGCATTACTTGTGCTCGTGAACCTACAACGCGTTGAGTTTTATGGTTAGGCATTTATCTGTTAAACACAGTTTTTTCTACTTCCTTAGACCATATTCCAACAACTAAACTTGCTTTAATAACCGACCCAGAATTATCACTATGACCGTCAACTTGAGAACATATACAAGGATATAAACAAAACCATGTATCCTTACTCATAATAGCATTCCAACTAACATCCGCAGCCCAAAATACTTGTTTTGAAGGTTGTAAGTAGAACATCTTTTTATGCTTATTTAAGTATGTCAATCTATTATCTAATAAAGTATCAATGTAAGACTCATTAACTAAATATGCCCCTGCATTAGAAGCCGAATAAATTCGTGGAAATTCATAAGTACCGTACCATCCACATAGCATAATAACATCCCATTTAGGTTGTTGAACTAAATCACATAATTGTTTGTAAGCAGGATCGAAGTCTAACCATTGTAAATCATCTTCTAATATAAGAATGTTTTTCCATCCATTTTGTTTAGCTAATTGAAGAACAGCAGTATGACTTGAAAGAATTCCAATCTGACTAAATCTACGTTTAATAGCAGGAAATCTGACAATCTTATCTTCAGGTATCTGACCCTTTTCAAAAAATGCTTTCATAATATCTCGACGATCCTGACGTTCATCTAAATTTATGTAAATGACCTTATCTACAAACTCCCACATTTATTAATACAATTGATTTTGGATTTCCAAATTCAATTGTATTATTTTTAAAGTTCCTAATTAATTGTTATCCAAATTCGAAATATATCACGCTTAGTTGGAGTATGCAAGACCACCCATACCGGACATCACACGGAGCACGTTGTAGTTGAGAGCATACACGCGCACCTGGGCAGTGTTCAAGTTACCCACAGTTCCCACGGACACAGTTAGCTGTAGAGTAGCCTTGTCGATACGGGAGAAGTTGCAAGTACCAGAAGGCTGGTGCTCCTCAGGGCGGAGAGCAAAGGAGTAGCAGTTGATACCAGTGGAAGGAGTACGGCTGTGGTGCTGGTAAGGCTGCACCTTATCGAAATAAGAACCCTCACGCTCAGTGAATCGGTCCTGGCCGTTGAGCTGAATCTTAGCGACTTCCACAGGGTTCTGGCCTTCGCAACGCACACCAGACTGCAAGATCACCTTGGAGAGTAGGAAAGGTAGTAGAGTCTCCACGGAACCAACAGTTGCTAGACCACCAGCAGTTCCAGGTAGACTGGTACCAGCATACGTCAAAGAAGTAGCCTGGCGAGTTCCCTGGAGGAAGTTAGTGTCAATATCATTGGCACCAGCACTTAGGGCCCAGATAGAAGAATCGAAGTCATCAGAGTAGTTGAAAGGCTGGGGACCAAATAAGGTGGTATTCACTACAGAGCCGGAAGAGCAATCCACGTAAGAATCACGCTGGACCACCCAGAAGAGCTCCTTCACGGGGTGGTTAAAGTTGAGCTGAATCTTGTTAGAAGAAGAGGTAATGGACTCAGCACCAGTGTACTGCACCTGCTCGATGAGGTACTCGTGGGATTGCTGAGCGAAACGACGACGCTCCTCCGTGTCTAGGTAGCAGTAGTCCACCCATAGAGAAGCGGCCAATAGAGAGCCATATGCTAGGAAAGACCCAGCGGTAGTAGACGTGGAAGTCGTCAATGCAGGGTTTAGCCAAGCGCAAGATGCAGCCTGCTGGAACTGCACGTTCACGCGCACCTCGTGGTACTGTAGAGCAATTAGAGGGATTGCCACACCAGGGTTGCGACAGAACCAGAACTGTAGAGGAATGTATAGGGTAGTAGCGGGTAGCTGACGGAGAGGAGCGCAAGAGTTAGGGTTCTGTGCGGAAGAGCAAGGCTGGGGCACAGGGTAACCCTCGGCCTGGGTAGGTAGCACTAGCTGGGGAGTGTGTCCAATCATGGAGTTTAGAGCTTCCACGCTACCTGCATCAGTAGCTAGCTGGGTCCAGATCTGCATCCAGTCACCATACTGACGGTCAATGCGCTGGCCACCAATTTCCACCTCCACCTGCTGGATGAGCTGGTGACCAATGTAGTTCACCCAGCGAGCAGTTCCAGCAACGGGGGTCACCTGGGGTAGCACAACCTGCACGTAAGTCTTGTACATTAGATCAGCGTTACGATTAATCACTGCAGTCACGCTCTTGTTAAAGTCAGCCTGGCCGTTGAAGGTCACCTCAATAGACTCCACAGCGAAGTTAGTGTGACGCTTGTAGAGAATCTTCCAGAAAGTAATCTGGGGATTACCGGAAATGTATACATCTTGTGCGCCATAAGAGACGAGTTGCATTAAACCACCGCCCATATTGTTGTTATGATTCACAGCAAGAAAAAAATCTTCCCTGAAAAATCTGCGGACGACCTCGGCTAAATTATCAGAGTAATACAAATGGACTTTTTGTTTTTACCCACATCTAATTTGCTAATAAATACTTTCTTAAGGTCAATTGTCGTTATTGCGGTGTCGATTTTAGGATTTAATACATCCTGGTATTCTGCTTACTGGGCTGCTATAATTCATGATGTAATTTCTTTAGTAGTAATTTATCCTATCGTCCGGTAGACCCAAATCCACCATGTCCGCGATTATCAGGTGAAGCAGGTAGTTCTTCCAAGTTATCAACAAAGACAACTTCCTTCCAAGGCAAAAAGTCGTGTCGACATACTTGGAATAGTCTGCGATTACGCTCAATGGTATATGTCTCTGCAGTCGTAAAACAATCTACTCTTGCAATAAGCTCTCCACGATATCCTGCATCTGCTAATCCAATTTGATTAGACATTCTTAAAGGAGTTAACGAAGTTGATGAACGAGCAATCAGAAGATAAGGATGAGGTTCGATACCGTCCATTGCAGCAAAATGAATACCTGTCTTCAATTCAATTCCTAGAGCGTATCTTTCATTTATAGGCATCTCCAAAGTTTGAGGAAGTGCTAATAAATCAAACCCTGAATCAGTAACTCTACGATTCTTATGAAACATGCGCATATCTTCACGATGATTAGGGTCTTTTACATAAACGTACAAACTCATTTGTTTCTAAGATGCTATATCGATGTAAGTCTTTATAGGTAAAAATGATACTGCAACAGCTAACATCCCGACAGTTTGAGCTGCTACATAGTATAAGGTTTCTTCAAACGGTAGACGACCAATTAAATACGAAGCTGTGGTAGTCAAAGGATTAAATCCCGAATTTTGTCCTGCAATAGTAAACATTGCAAAATATATCATTCCCATAATAGCTGGATTTTTATCAGTTAACAAAAAAGCATACACGATGGTTATTACACCCATACATTCAATGAAATACTTATTCATTTATAAGATGCTCTAGACAAACTGCTATATATTTATCGGCACCACCAACCTCAACTTGATTAGTTGTATTTGTGAGTCGTCTTGAATACGGTGCTAACGTTCCATCTTTGCATTTGAAACATAACGCATTTAATTTTGTAACAGAATTAGCCAAAGGTATAACATTCAGAATCTCTCCAAATTTGAATTGACTTGAACAACCATCAAGACCAACAACTAGAATATCCTTTTTTTGAAACAAGAGTTTATAGCAAAGACTGTATAACCCTTCAAAGAAATGCGCTTCCTCAATCACGTAACAATCATGTCTCATATTATCGTAGTTGTTTAGTCTTTCTTTAACATCCCACGTTATACAAGGATATCTTTCATCATCATGAGTTACCAATACTGGATCACTTGAATATCTATTATCAATTGAAGGTTTGATTACTACAACATCTTTTCCTATAGCTCGCATTCTACGAATATAGGAAAGTGCGTGTGTTGACTTACCCGAAAACATTGGTCCAATAACAATCTCTAGCATTATTGTCTCTTAAACCATTTAGATAAAGGATTCCGTTTTCTATTGAATAATGGACCATAATTAACATCAGTATTTTCTATATCACTGTACGATGGTCTTTGTATACAAATTGGTGGCATAATAATATACCAATTATCTCTTGCTTGTATTGGTTGCCAATACCTATCAAGTGCATATTTCTGTGGTTCGTAGCTTTCTACTAATTTTTGGCAACCCTGCTTAAAGTTCTCAAGTAAGACTGAATAATAGTGATTCGAGATAACATATGCAGTTGTAGTTGAAAAGAAAGAAGCTTTATAAGTATTTCGGTTATAATTAACCATTGTTCCACCTAACCCAATAACATCATACGATTGTGATAATAACTTACGTAAAATCACATCGGAAAAATTAGACGACCATTGCATATCATCTTCAACAATTAAAACGTTTTTCCAGTTATTTGAAATAGCTAATTCAAGAACTTCTATATGAGACTTAACACAACCAATTAAACCTTTTTCGTGGGAAATTGCATCAAATCTTTGCACTTTTTCAGGAGGAAATATAGATAGTTCTTGTTGTATTTGAACTAGACGATCTTTGCGTCTATCTAGGTTTATATAAACTACCTTTTCTATAAGTTCCATTAATATCTACGAAATAATTTTCCTACTGTTTTTTTCATGCTTGAATTCTGAGATATTTCAATTTTTGTAACTTCTTTGAAATATAATCCACTGGTATCCATTCGTCTATTAATCCAAATTGATGGTAAGTAAATTGGACGATGAGGATTTAAATATGCACCCCACCAAGAAAATGTTGAATTAGCACAGATACATCCTTTACATTGCGACATTAAAAATAAAGAATCAATCTCGGACTCTTCTATGATTTGAATACCTGGTAATAATCTAGTAGCATAAGGAATATCGTTTGTAAAAATGACAAACTCTTCGCCATGACATAAGTCTAGACATTTCTCATAGTATTGCGTAAGGTCTACATTATGGTCTTGTATTTTTCTAAAATCTCCTCCTCTTACGTGAATGAAAAACTTTCTGTTGATATTTGGATATTTCTCTAGAATAGAAGAATCGAAAGAAAGACTTGCTATTAATTCTTCTTTAATTAAATCTGTATATTCATGTCTTTGAAAGTATCCAAAAAATTCAGTATCTTCTGAATTTACTTTTGTTTTCCAATCTTCAAATGCTAATTCTGAATTTTCTACTAATGTTCGTTTGATATCAATCAGCTGCAGTTTATCTTTAAATTTTTTGAAAATAGATTCGAAGTATTGTTCTTTTGAATGTATAGTTGAAGGACTTTCTAAATTTTGTATAAAATATGGATTACCGGATATTTTTGAAATATATAATAGAAAAGCTAACTGAAATAATTGATTGCCTAATCCGCCTTGTAGTTTTATAGTTAACATTATAATCTATAATACATTATAATGTTAAGTATTATATGCGACGATTGGGCTAAGAATCTTAACCTTATACAGCCCAAAATAAAAACATCTTTTTATATAGATAGAATTCCTAGTATTGTAGAGCCCAATAATATCTATGTTCAAGTTGAACCTGAATCAATTATCCCAGTGAAAGATTACCTTATTCGAAACTGGATGAATTTCAAATATATAATAACATTTAATCAAGATGTCTTAGATAAATGTCCCAATGCAAAGGAGTATATTCATGGAACTGTATGGATAACATATCCTGAATATTCTAGTATAAATGTTACACTAAAGCAATTTAGGGTTTCTACAATAGTTGGTAATAAAAATGTAACTCAAGGTCATAATTTAAGACAACAACTTTTAAAAAACGAGAAGAATTTTCCCAGTATCGAAATCTTTGTTAGCAATAATAGACTAAATTTTAATAATTTATTTGCAAAGAAAAAACAGTTAGTGGGTCCATCGAAATTCAAGACTTTCCAATATTTTCAATTTCAGGTTGTTATAGAAAATTCTAGACAAACTAATTATTTCAGTGAGAAATTAATGGATTGTTTAATTACTAAGACAATACCTATTTATTGGGGATGTCCAAATATCTCAAAGTTTTTTGATACAACTGGATGGATTATTTTTGATAACTTAAGTGACTTGAAATTCAAATTAGGAATACTAACACCAAACTATTATTCATTGTATGAAAGTGTTATAAACCGCAATTTTCAAAAATGCCTTGAATATGTAAAAATTGATGATAATATAAATAAAACCTTAAGAACCTTAGATAATTACTAAAATCGAACGTATTTATTTAGGGGTCCAGTTTTAGGAATTTCTTGTAAGTTGAATAAATATCCATTTACTATTATTTCACAAGATTAATCTAAATGCCGTCATTGTCTGCTTCCGAGATAAGAACTATGATGAATATGCCTTGTCAATATTTTGTTGAGACAGGAACTTTTATAGGAGATACTACAGAAGTTGCAAGACATATGTTTGAAAAGGTTTATACAATTGAAGTCAAGGAAGACCTTTTTGTTAATGCAAGAAATAGATTTAAGCCTTACCACAATGTAACATGTTACTTGGGAGATAGTTCTGTCTTACTTGGTGATATTTGTAAGACTCTTGATAAGCCTACATGTTTTTGGTTAGATGGCCATTATTCTGCTGGAAATACTGGTATGGGGACAAAGGGAGTTCCGCTATACGAAGAACTAGATTTGATCATGGCAAACTGTAAAGTTCCATGTGTTATCTTAATTGATGATTGCAGACTCTTTGAGACTTCAGTACCTAAGAGGAGTATGACGGATATTATCTTGAAGAAAAAGAGCCAGGATGTTTATGGATGGGATGTTATTAATGTTCCCAACATTCTTGAAAAAGTTTCTTCGAGATTAGCTTCTCATTCATTTGCTCCTTCAATTTTAGACCCTCAAGACAGATTATGCATTTGTTTAAACTAAGGGTATTATTACTTACTAAACATTAATGAAGATATATATAGTTAGTTGTAGTCCATCAAGAGTGGAAAGATTAACAAAGGCATCCGAAAAGCTTAATTTGGATTTTGTAGTTGTAGATTCCCCACTAGCGAACGATGAGGAGGTAACAAGAAGAGGAAAGAATTGTTATGGAGGTTCTTACGCTTCTGGTATTGCCGCTACAATAGGTCATATTCGTGCCATGAAAAGAATTTCTCTAGAATCAGACCCTTTTGCAATTATAGTTGAAGATGATGTTAGATTTCATGTTGATTTTAATCGCTATCTTGAAATGTGTGAGACTTATATGAATAGAAAGAGGTCAGATATACTTTCAATTGGATTTGTTAATTATCCAACAATTTCAAACAGGTTTTATGAGAAGGAATTATTAATTCAAGAGAATGTCAATTTGGGTAATCCTTGGGGTGCCCAAGCTTATATAATAACAAAAGAATACGCTACGTATTTTTCAACATTATTTTCAGAAGATGATTTATCTTTACCATATTCTGGAAAGTTTGTAACTGATTGTGTAATTTTTGATCCTGTATTAAATTGTAGACGTTCTACGTTATCTCATTGTATTGCTATTGAAACACCCGACGAACAAACTATAGCAGGAAATAATAATAAACCAAATTTATTTAATTCTGTTAAGAGAGAATGGTTTCATATGACTTAAGAAGTTCTTGAATACGAACATCCCACGATAAAGTATCTAAGGCGTGTTTTCTAATATTATACCTATTTATTATTGAATTTTTACGATTCTCGATTATAGCATTTTCTACATATTCTAGGTCATCGAGTTTATCATTTGGTATCACGGTTACCCATGGTTTAGTTCTGTCCAGATTCGCAGATGCAGCCTCACTAACAACAACTCCTAAACCACACATAAGTGCTTCTGCTACTGCAAGAGAATGACATTCCGAAGAACTCAATAATACTAAATTAGCAAACGTAGTTAAAAACATGTACAAAGTTTGTTTTGTCCATTCACCTAAATATCTTTCGTTCTTTTGGAATTTTTGACATTCAATCTTTCCAATAAAAAATAAGTTTTTAATAGAGGTATATTTATATTGGTTCTTTCTTATACTGATACTTCCAACATATGCAGATTTATTCGTATATAAACAGTTAGGCATAAAATTAAATAGATTACCATCTACACCGTTAGGCATAACTACTATTTTATTAGCATCACATCCTGTTTGAATATACTTTTCTTTTATTTCATTACTTAATGTAAAAATCGTATAATTTCCATTGTAAAAATTTCGGTCTCCTAATCTGGGTATTTCATGATTGTGACCCGTTATTATTTTGCATTTAGCATTCATACGAGGCATTAAGTTATAATACGCATCCCAATGTAGATGAATAACATCCGCATTGAAATTATTAATTAAAGTTACGATTTCTTCCTGGTTATGCGTATTTACAATTAAAACATCGTGACCTCTCTTTCGAAAATTTGTATACATATCCCAAATTATTATTTCAATTGCCCCCCAAGCAGGAGGTGGTATCGGTAACCACCCATTTGCTATTAAAGCTATACGCATTTACAGTTGTCATGATTCTTAATTGTAAATGGATGTCCCAACTGAATTGTGTATCATTATGGGAAATAATAAGTCTGATAAAGGTTCACGAAATATTACTAGATCATGGCACAATTATACGTTGGTTTATGACAAGCTTTTTAAGGATAGAAGAAATGAACCTCTAAGAGTGTTTGAACTTGGTCTTGGAACTAATAATATAAATCTTCCGTCCAATATGGGAGTAAATGGAAGACCTGGTGCTTCACTCTATGGATGGTCTGAATATTTTCCAAATGCTAGTATCTTTGGAGCGGATATAGATAGCGATTGCCTATTTCAAACAGACCGTATCAAGACTTATTATTGTGACCAAACAAACCCACACGTAATAGGTTATATGTGGAAACAAGAAAGTCTAATTGAACCATTTGATATAATTATTGAAGATGGATTACATACATATGAAGCAAATGTATGTTTTTTTGAAAACTCAATTCATATGTTAGCACCAAAAGGAATATATGTGATTGAAGATATTGCAAACAGAGATATTCCTAGATTCGAACAAAAAATTAGTGAATGGAAACTTGAATACACAAACCTAACGTTTGAACTAATTAGATTGCAGAGCTATGTCAATACAGTTGATAACAACCTTCTTGTAGTGACATCTACTTAGATATACAATTTTTAATATATACAATGAATATCTATATTAAACTTCCTCCAACAAATATTGGAATTGGAAATTGTTTAAAAGCTTTCATAACTTATTTGTCGTTGAGTGATAATGTCAAAATAGAAGATAAATATGGTTATCTATTAGGAGATTATTCTTCTATCTTAAATAGTAACCATATTTATAACGGACAACCTAACTATTATCCAAAGTTCACGTGGAGATTTTTAATTCTAAAAACTGAAGAAGAATACCAAAAAAATATAAGTGATACTTTTATGGATGATGTTATACTTCCTCATGATATTTTTTCCCACAAAGTTTATATTGATCTTGTTTATGATAAAAGTTTGATTTCAGAACAAGTATTTCAAAGAATTATGAAAGGAATAGATAAAATAGTCTGGTCTGAGAAAGTTATTAGTGAAGTTAATAAGATTAAAGATGAAATAGGCGATAATTGTCTAGGAATATCAGTAAGAACGTGGAAAGCTAGTCACGAGAAAAATATTGATAGAACATACAATGTAGAAGATTACAAAAATGCCATAAATAAATTTACTATGAATAAAAAATTCAAAAATATCTTTTTATCAGTTGATTATAATCCTGCTTATATCGAATACCAAGAATTATTAAAAGATTATAATGTAATAAGTTACCATTCTCCTGATGTAACAGAGTTACAACGTGTTTGTATAAAAGTTTTAGCTTTATCAAAATGTCGTTATTTTATAGGAAGTAAATCTAGTACTTTCACGGAACTAGTTTTTTGGTTAAGCAGATGTTCTCAAGAAATTATTGTTGTTTAATCTAACTACTTAATCAAAAAAAGACAATTTGATACATTTCCATTTTCTGATTGAACATTTACAATTTCATTGAATGATCCTCTAATCATTTCTAGTTTTGCATTGATAAGTTCAGGAGTAGGTCTTGTATTGTGATATGCATAAAAGAAGTATCTAGATTTCTTTACAACTTTCTCAAAATAGTTGGTAAAAATATCCAGAGAGAATTCACTTAAACTATGAGTTCCAATAACTAGGTCAAATGTTTTATCCGAAGCCCAAGAATCATAATCGAATGCAGAAATAATATTGTAAGATTCAACTAATTGCTCATCTAAAAACCATTTTTGAAGTTGTCCAACATGAGGAAGATCTATAATTGTCCATGATGGAATATGTTGATTACATGTTCTCCAATTTCCAAATCCACCTCCAATTTCAACAACTGTATTAATTGTATCCTTAATATTTGTAAAAAGTATTACAAACATCATTACATGCCGACTATCTAAATTACTATAATCATGTTTAGGCGGTCTAGAATACCCAACTGATTTTCTTAACTTTATAAAATCTCTATATTCCGAATATAATTTAGGATTTGTTATTCTAGCAATCGTATCTGCTTCAATATCAGGTGGTGTATCTCCGTTATCAATAAATCCGTAAATCAAAAAGTTACTTCTAAACTCTTTGAAGAGTTTTTGTTTATCTTCTACATTTTCATATGTTTTCATTGCTGTATCAAACACCGAACTATATCCGTCCATTTATATTAATTGATTAACTCCTATCTAAACTATTCGAATACCATACGAGGCATAATATGCATAGCTTCTAATTCCTGAGACCATAATTTCACAGCATAAGGAATAGTTTTCATTTCAAATTGTGTTTGGACTCCACAAGTTCCGCAATGATAAATGTTTTCAGATACATTAACTACTGCCAAAGTTCCACAAGATTTACAAAATCCTGTTGTGAATGGATCTGAAACATCCATCAAGCGTTCCTTAGTAAAGATTGAAACTCCGTGTGAGATCATACAATCGCGTTCCATCTCGCCAACTCTGAGACCACCATCCCTAGAACGTCCTTCACAAGGTTGACGTGTCAAAGAAACAATAGGGCCTCTTGCGCGTGAATGTTTCTTATCGATAACCATATGTTTCAAACGTTGATAGAATGTAGGTCCCATAAAGATTTCAGATTCCATCATTTCACCTGTTTGACCGTTATATAAAATCTCATTACCGTAAGGATGCATTCCCAATTGAAGAAGTTGTTCGCGGATATTACCAACTGGTAAATGTGAATAAGGAGTTCCATCACCCAAAGTTCCTTTCTCACAACATATTTTGCCATACATAGTTTCCATGAGCTGTGCAATTGTCATACGCGAAGGAACAGCATGAGGATTCATTATCAGGTCAGGTCTTAGACCACTAGCAGTATAAGGCATGTCTTCTTCGTTCAACATGATACCACAAGTTCCTTTTTGTCCGTGTCTTGAACTGAACTTATCTCCAATATCGGGGACACGCTCAGATACAACTCGAACTTTCACGAATGGATATCCATCGGAATTCTTATCTTGCCATACTCCATCTACACGACACTTCTCAGAATTCTTATGTGTAGTACTAGAATCCCTAAACTGATATCCGTTAGGATCAGATTTTATAGAAGTAACTTTTCCAATAACTACATCATTCTCACTAATTTGTGCATTCATAATTGGTACACCATTCTCTGCAATCGCATGATATGAAGATGTCTTGAATCCACGAGTATTTTCACGAACAGCTTTTGCGAACTTCTCTTCCTTACCTGATGCTATATTACGATGTTCTTCGTCTTTATAAATCGTGTAATACAAAGTCCTAAACAATCCACGATCAATTGCACCACGATTCAAGATAACTGAATCTTCTTGATTATATCCACCATAACAACCAATAGCTACAATAATATTATCACCTGAAGGCATCTGATGAGTATCCAAAATATTCATCATACGAGTTTCTACAAACGGACGCATAGGACTACATAGAATATAACCATTCTTATCTAACCTCTTCGCATAGTTCCTTGCAAAGATTCCCATTGCTTGTTTCCCCATAGCAGATTGATACGTATTACGAGGAGATTGATTATGGTCACTAAATGGAATGGATGATGCCATATGTCCCAATATTAGAGTAGGGTGGATTTCGCAGTGTGTATGTCCTTGATTTATCTCAGAAGGAATCATTGCTACACGAATAACTTCAGTTTCACAAGGATCAATGTATTCAAGATTCGTTGAGATCCAATCATTCCAATCTTGAGGATTTGTGGGATTATCTAAGGTCTTACCTTGCGACACACGAAATAAAGGTCTCACAAATCTTCCACTATCTGTCTCGATATTTATTGTGTAATCATTCACATTCCAAGAAATTCCTGTGTGTGGATGTAACCTGAATGCCCTCTTGGATTCGCGAAGAGAATTATGAATTTCAGCAGGTTTATTCGTATAAGCAATAATGACTCCATTTAAGACAATTGAAGTTTCTCTTTTTAAAGTTAGATCAGTTATCCATGAAATATCTAGATTCTCCAAAACTTTCAAAACTATACTTGAAGGAGTATGTTGAGTAATAGAAGTTAGCATAGCCATAGACTTGACAATACCAACTGAATGACCTTCTGGAGTTTCTACAGGACATACATATCCCCAAGAAGTTCCATGAAGCTTTCGAGGTGCCAATAATTTACCTGATTTCTCAACAGGTGTTTGAATACGACGCAAATGACTCAATGTAGCAGAATATGATAGACGATTCAAGACTTGTGAGACACCCATCTTTGTTGCGTTAGAAATTGATGTAGTTCCCAATCCTTGGACTGTAAAGTTACCAGTAGCCAAAGCTTGTTTCAATTTTCCTTCAATTGTAGAAACTTTCAGGATTTTGTAAAGATTGTTTACGTTGAGTATCTCCAAAGGTCTAGGAGTACCTTTCTTCCATGTATCATTATTAACTTCGTGAACGAACTTACTACGAATATCTTTACAAACTTTCTGAAATAGTTGACGAAATAAGTGAGTTAATAAAGCACCCGTTGTAACTACGCGCTTATTCGGATAAGCATCGCGGTCATCAATCTTAATTACTTCTTCGGAAGCAAGTAGGAGTCTCCGAGTCATTTTTGAAATGAGAATAACTTTGCGCGCACAAAGAGTTTTATGAGAAGATTTATCTCCTCCAAACTTTACATGTGGAAGACATTCAGTATCAAGTAATGTGCGAACATATGCGTGTTTATCATCCAAAGTAGTTCCGTATTGAAGATGATGAGTTAAATATTCAATCGCATCTTCCTTTGTATAAATATTCAAGTCAGAACATTCCTTGAAAGATGCTCCTAGCAAATCCATATATTCTTCATGAGGACATACCAAATTAGCAATTGTTTGATCTTCTTCAACTCCCAAAGCTCTAAACAAAACCATAAGAGGAATATCTTCTCGAAATCGGGTAACGCAACAAGTTAATGGGTATCCAAGACCATTAAACTTTGAAGATATACGAATCTCCAGTTTCTTTGGTGGTGTAGTAAATGATTCATGAAGAGATTTCAGTTCAGCTGAATAAGTGAATTTTGAAGATGTTTTCTTATTGTAGAAAATCATGATACGATTATCTGCGACCTTTTCTTGGCAAAGAATAGTTCGTTCAGAACCATGAATAATGAAATATCCAAATGGATCATAAGGACACTCACCAATTTCCTCCTTGCTCATAGGATAATCATTCATAATACAAAGCGATGAACCAAGCATAACAGGAATCTTTCCTAACGAAACACCTTCGAATACCTTTACGTGTTCATCAAATTCAGTTAAAGTTTCTCCCTTATAAGCACGAGCCGTAAATCGAACATCGCAAAACATTTGAGCTGCATATGTAAAGTTGCGTGCTCTTGCTTCTTGAGGAAACATTGGCTTAATACGTCCAGTAGCTTCTTGAATACGAGGTTTCATGTAAGTGATATTCTCAAATCCTAATCTAAGTTCATATTTATACTTCTTGGTCTTTTCATCTTGTTCATGCCACACAACAATTGGAGCAGTAGATGAAACAATCAATGGAATCTTGTTACGAATAAAGTCTTCAAAGGACTCTATTTGATGCTCTACGAGCTTTGGGACTCCCTTGCTTTGAAAATATGTCTTGATTGTTTCCCATTCCATGGTATTAATATGAGTTCCATTCTGAGTAAATACATTATCATTCGTTTTTAATAAGATGGACGCTCCTGTAAAAATTACAAAACTTGGAGAGGAAAAAAAGGTTGCTGTTGTCACAACACCACCTGCTGTCGCTGGAAAAAGAAAGAAGACAATGAGAACATTTCCTAATGGGATTTTGAAAATCAGAGGAGTTCAAAATCCTACGAAACCGCCTCCATTTAAAAGAGGAACTCGAAAGCAAACAATAAGTTTAACAACTCAAAAAGGGGATAGAACTCGAAGACAATCAATTCGTAAGCGTGTCTCTAAAATGAATGATCAAAAGGTTAAAGATGTATTAATTAAGCATGGAATGAGTGGTGGGTTGCCAGCTGAATTTAATCGCGAAACTTTAATTGGTGGAATTGAAGCAGGATTAATACCTTACTAATATATAGAATGACCGCTTTATGGGGACCAATGGGATGGATGACTCTACATTCAATTTCTGTGAATTATCCAGAAAATCCGAGTGTTATTGATATTCAGATATTAAATGCATTTATGACTGCATTTGGAGAATGCATTACGTGTCCACATTGTAAACAGGATTTTGCAGTAATGTTTACAAAATATAAAAGCTTGCATCCGGAATGGAGTTCAAGCCGCTATAACTTATTTTTGGCCATTTTGAGAATGCACAATACTGTTAACCGAAAATTAGATAAACCTTCTCCTAAGACAGTTGCTGAAGCATTACAACTTTTAAGGAATGCCACACTTTACACAAAACCACAAGAATATCGTCAAAATTATATTAATTACGTTAGTAAATACTGGAGGTCATTTCGTACTGACCCTAAAGCAATAGTTGCTCTTACATTTTTAAGTCAAATGGAAAAACTTAACTCTGAATATTGGAACCTTAGAGAATCAACATATGATGATTTTCCAGAAGCTGAAATTTACAATGATATACCTAGCTATGCTACAACTCCTATTCCACCTACGATTGGTATACGAAAATTTATTCAAGGGTTATACGGGAAACGGAGGTAAGTTTCTCGGTAGGATGCCATGGCAAAGATATTCTAGGTTTCATTTCCCAGTCGTGTCGTTTCATCCAAGGATTTCTAGTTTCTAGATGAAGTTCGTCTGGATAAATAACTCGTCTCTTTGCTGTTCTTAACGATGAACAAGGCATAATGAATTGTAACTGACGCGTTACATTGAAATTTAAGGGAGACTCGGTAATTTGTGATTCGTTATACAAAACAATATCTTGTATCAAAGGGGCATCTGCGTAAGGATATACCCAAGCCCAATTTTTAGTTGAGCTTTCTATGAAATATTCACTGGTCCAATGAAAAGTTTTCCAATATGCATCTACAACAGGTTTCATATTGGTAACTCCGTCTAAAACATGCAATCCATATTTATGGGATAAAAGGCTCTTATCTTTGCCTAACAATGCTCTTTCTTCTGGGCGTTTTCTTAACCCAATACGTTCAGATAAAATTTCAAGTTCGTGTGTTGCACAGTATCTCAGAAATCTACGACGTCCATCAGGTTTCAATAAATTAGGAGAACCTGATTTAACATAAAAATCCAAAGCTCTTTCATATCCACCTTCTCTCAATGAAAAGATTGCTAGATTCGGCATGAAATCATTACCAAAACATAGAATACTTAAAGCAATATACTGGTCGATTCTCAACGGTAGTTCTTTCAAAAGATTCCATATGTTTAGAGAAGCAAACTCTGCAGACTTAAGTTTAGGATCATTAAACTCCGCACTTTCACGTAAAAGATGAAATTTATGAGGTTCTGATAACTTATGATGTTGAAGAGCAATCAAAATTAGATCAGCGTCTAATCCGTAAACACAAATACTTCTTCTACGTTCAGGAGCCAAACCTTTTAATTCGGTAATCATCTTGTGTTCTCCTTCACCTTCTAAAGTTGTACCGTTAATTACAGCATAAGGAAATCTGACTCTCAAAGATTGCTCTAGTTCACGCATATAAGGTGTATCAGGAGAAATCTGGTTACGATCAAATACTCCTGCTTCTTTAATACGCATACGACGATATCTTTGTTGAACTATTTTACCGTAAGGAACAAGACCATCCATTGCAATAATTAGAAGTTTCGACCTACAAACTGTATTGCAAATATGTTCCAAAGCTTCTAAAATACTTGTAATCGGGTCTTCATCTTTTAGATAACGATGAATCAGACAGTTAAAATCTATAACAAATACGTCAACATCAAACTGTTTAACTGTATGAATAATTCCTTTATGAGATTTTGATAGACTTGCAAAATAAAAGGGTATCCCCATTACCTAAGTTCATCTTGTTCGGTGAAAACTCTTGGTAGATAACAAATGTATTGGTTAGCCATTCTCGGGTTTTTATTAGCTGCTGGATTATATGCTTATTCAATTTCCGGTAAGGTTCAGGTAGCAGGGTGTAATACGTGTCCTAAGAATAACTCTTTTGCAGATAATAAATGAGTGCATCAATTGCTCAGCTAGGAGCTAATTCTTATGATACACTTTATGCTTCAAAAATGGGTGGTCGACGCCGTAAAGATAATTGGATCCAAGGTGTAGTATCCAAGATGGATAAAGGCGCGTTTACAAAGCAAGCATTGCGTCATCATGATACTCCTGAAGAATATGCCAAAGATGTGCTAAAACATCCTAAAAAACATACGTTAAAAACGAGACGTCGAGCCCAGTTTTTAAAGAACATCCGGAAAAAAACTCATCGTAGAAAGTAAAATGTACGCTAAACTTTTGCTTAATGCGGTTTTATTCGCTTTGTTGGTTCCTGGTGTTCTCGTGACTCTCCCTCCCGGTGGTTCTCGCACGACTGTACTAGTCGTGCACTCACTAGTGTTTGCTCTAGTATCTTTCTACGTGGTTAAGATGCTATGAGAAGTTAATTAAATATTCATATAAATAATAAATGGATCTGATTAGTCCTTTACTATCCGCTTTATTGTTCTTAGCTTTCGTACCCGGTGTTCTAGTCAAACTTCCAGAAAATGGGTCTAGAACAACGGTTGTCTTAGTACATGCTCTACTTTTTACAGTAACAATTACTTTAGTAATGCGTTATTATTGGAATGTCGTGAAAGGTTACCCCGAATCCTTTATGAATTATGGTGGGACTAGCGATAATCCTTGTGCGAACGGTTATGCACCTGGAGTAAATCAAGGTGGATTATCAGATTGCGTTCCTGTAGGACGTAAAACTTATGAACCCCCAATGTAAATGCTGTTTGAGACAATGTTGGTTCTATTAATGGTTGTATTAGCGTATGCATACAGAAGAAGATAAATGCTTATAATAAATATGTTGTGGAAGTTCCTAATAAAAGCAGTTTTATTTTATGTCCTTGTTCCAAGAGTGTTCTTAGCTCTTCCTCAAGATGCATCGTTGGTAACTCAGGCATTAGTTCATGGTCTAGTTTTTGGAGTTCTAGACCATTTCGCTAATAAGTTTTTAAAACCTATGTTTGAACCATTTGAGAATCCTGATTCACGAGAAGATCATCCATGCCCTGACAAATATGAAAAGTGTCCTTCTGGAAATGGTAATTGTCGACTCATTGGAGAAATTTATAACCATTGTTAAAAACGGATTCATTCAGACTAAAGTTTTAGATAGCCTACAATAATGAGTTCAATAATCGAAACTCAATCAATCTATGACTCTGATGATGAATACTACGAACATGAATTCTTAGTGTTTTATGATGTGGACGATGATGATGATGAGTTCATACTCGAGGACGATGACTACGACTCCGAGTATGAAGACTGTCTTGACTATATAGACTGGATACAACAAATGGACTATGATTAAAAACGAATTAAAAAGTGTCGGAAGACTTTTTACTTCAATTATGAGCCTAAATCCAATTAATCGTGATACAATGCGTCAACTAAAAATTTTGAAAGATGAAGAACAACGTCTTTCAAGAATTAATAAGTTAGTTTATGAATTGTATACTTATGCAGTAGAAGCAGCTATGTATTCCAGTAATACTTCTTATACATACGAACTTTTCAATGATAAAGATTTCATTCTTGCAAACATTCAAGAAATTTTGGAATGTCTTGAAGAACTCTTTCCTGATTGTTCCGTGAAACATACCCTGATGGCCCGAGGCAGGGATCGTAAAATGTACGATATTTCTACAATTGATGATTCAAAACTTCCATTAGTTAATCATGTCGAACCTAATTCATATATCGTGATTGATTGGTCTTAAAACGGATTTGTTGGAAAGAAACTTTTTTGCTTGTAAGAATGGAAATCACAAGATATAATAGTGATAGTGGAAGCTGGGATATGCGTGAAGAACATTATGATAAAAATATACCATTTATTGAAATTCTGCAAAAAGCAGTTCAATTAAAGGCACCACTTATCGTAAAAACAAGTTATGTGAACGATGAACGTCCTGGTGCTTGGTATATAAAAGGTCATCGTTCTAATTTCTCATATGAGGATATCAAAACAATGATTGAAAATAATATTGAAACAAATACACATTCTAAACGCGTGTGTTATCTAATTAAGTATTTCGATTAAAAACGGATTTATTGGGTAGAAAGCTTTTTGCTTTATAATAATGAGTGCGTACGTATATACTCTAAACCTAGAAAAAGGTCGCAAATATGTTGGAATGACTTCCAATATTAATAGAAGATTAGACCAACATTTCAATGGAGTTGGTGCTAAATGGACTCAAAAATATTCACCTGTTTCGGTGAATAGTATTCAAAAAGTTTCAAGTGTAGATTATGCTAAAAAACTAGAAACAAAAATTTATCATAACATGAAAGATTATCATGGAACAGAAAAAGTTCGTGGAGCAGGACATACTACTTCAGTTGAAAATTCATCACCTAAGAAAACTGGGGCTTGTTACAGATGTGGTAGAACAAGTCATTGGTCTCCTGATTGTTACGCCTCAACACACATAAAGGGTTATAGTCTTGATGACTCGGATTCTGAATATGATTCGGATTCTGAATACGACTCAGACTGAACGAATAAATTCCCATCTTAAATATTCACAGATTTTTTCCCAAATTATATCATGAGCAATTAAACGGTCACGTGATTTTAGCAAAGGGAAATATATCTTGTATTCATCTAACTCTAATAACTCAAAGAATTTATATAAGATGTATGAATATGATAAAAAATTAGTACGATCATCAGGACAATACAATAAAAAAGGAGCTTGGATTTCTTGAAACATTGCCCTAATTTTTTCTTCGATTTCTGGTGTGATTGTTGGAGGCGGATTTCCATTGAGTCGAGAGAGTATGTGTGTGGCATGTTCGTAATACTTAGATCTATTCAGCTTCTTTAAAATCTCTCGCATGGCTACCTCCGTTAATTCTGCAACATTTTGAATTCTGCGTTTCTTAATTTCCATTACAACTTCATGCATTACTTCATCAGGAATTATAGTTGATTCTTTCGCTTGGAATTGATTTAAAATTTCATTGAGATGATTAATCTTTTTATATGCATAATTATTACGTTCCTTAGGTGGATCTCTAAATGAAGGAAAATCTGAAACAACTAACATATATTCTTCAGAACCGCATTTCGTACATACTAAAATACCTTCCTCTGAAGATTCTTCACGAGCAATATTACATCTTTCACAATGTTCGGTTGTATCTTTAACTTTTTCTTCAATTCCAGTATTTAGTTTCATACGAGTCGTGAATTCATCATATAAATCTTTTTTGGATATGGTTGTTGTTTCTTGTGGAGTATTAGCCATTAAATATTTAACAAATGTATTTTGATCTGCAGGTGTAACTGAAACGTTCTGGACTTTATCAGATCCTCCATAATATTTTAAGAAGACATCGGCATTTTTCAAATAATAATCTTTCAAAGGATCATCTTGTGCTAATCTTTTACGAATAATTGCAAGTTCTTCCTGCAGTTTTGTTGCTGTATAATCTGTAACTGTTTCCAATTGTTCTTCAATTTCAATTTCACGTTTACGCAATTCATCAAGATTTATAGTAACATCTTTCATAGACGAAACTAGACTTTGATGAATTGAATCTAAAGTTCCTTGAATTTCTCGTTTCTTCGTAGGATCACGAGATTTCTTAATTCGAAAAATATTATCCATTTACTAAATTTAATCACTTACCTGAAAATACGAAATAGAGAATTACCAATCCTGCCAAAATAGTTGGAATAGCTTTATCTTGATGTTCGTTAGAAAATGATTCAACTGCAGGACAATTTGAAATATCTACTTGTTGACATTGTTGAAGATTGAAATCTGCACTTAATGAAGGTGTTAAAAACTGATATTGATTTCCAGATGAAACATCACACTTATAACATTGACAAGGTGGTGAAGCATCAGCAACTAATGCAGAAAAAATATAGGTAGGGTTTAATCCACCAATATCAGAAACTACTCCCGGAATAAGACCATTAAAACTTGATCCAACTTCACGCATTGAAGCAGGAACCATATTTGCTCCGGAAGATTTATTGTTAACGTAATTGTATCTTGGTCTTAGTTGACCGTCAGGCGCAGTACAAGTTCCGCCAGTATTAATATAAAACTGGTTTCCTAATGGAGGATCTCCTGAAATAAGAGAACTAATATAGTAAAAAATCCCATTCGCATTACGTCCTATCTGACTAAATGTTCCAGATGAACCAACACCTAATGATGATGGTGGTCTAATATTATCGGCATATGAATAATCAGGACCTAAAATATCCTGAGATTTACTCGATAAATTTGACCACATAGAATTTTTTCCTGCATCAGCCATTATTTAATCACGATGTTTTTTGATATAGTTAATTGCTTGTATCCTAAATGAAGGATTCTGAAAAGCACATGGACGTTGTTTTAAAATATTTTTTATAACGTTTGCAGGTTCAAGATCGAATTTCAGACACATGTAGATTAAAAGTAAGAACGGACTACGATTAATTCCGCATTGACAATGAACATAAATATTACGACAATCGGGACTACTTATAAATGAATTCATAACAGATTCAAAGAAAGGATACCAATGTGTAATATCTTCATGAATACTATCAAAAGCTCCAATACATGCATGACGTCCAGGAAAATCTTCCATAAACCATTCTGAAGAATATTCATTTGTAGCACAATTGACTACATGGCTAACTCCAAGAGTTGCTAAGATGATTGGATCTACACTTTTAGCCGAACCAAGAAAGATTCTTACATGAACAATTGCTATCGGGTCCTTCTCCCAACCTAAAGAATTACGAGCATATTTATCCCAGTTAATTTCCATTGCTGAATGTATTAGACAACGTTAAAACGGATTCGTTTTTAGCAATGTAAATTAGCCATAACAATGGAGTATAAAGACTGTCACAATACAAGCCTTCATTATGCAAGTATCTACAAAAGGAACAAGCTATTAGAAACTTCAAGGAATATTTTAGGAACACGATCAAGAGGATGTGGATGGTCTGATCAATCTTTACATGCAGAACACGCAGTTGTGAAACGATTAGGTGATCTATCACAACTTCGTGGGTGTGTCTTGGTAGTAATTAGACTTAATCGTCATGGAGAAATCCTGAACTCTAAGCCTTGTGCATCATGTCACAAATTCCTGATAAAATGTATGAAAGAATATGGTCTTCTAAAAGTCATGTACTCAAATTAACGAACCAAATAAAGACCCAATCACGTATGCAATAAGAACCGCTACACCTGCTAAAATAGCAGCACCCATATAAGAAGGAACACCGCCGGACGTATAAGTATTAGGAATATATTGAAGGATTAAAGAACGAGGAGTAGCCAATGAAATAATCATGGCAGCCGCAAAAAACCCAAAATAAACCATAAAGTTTTTCACTGCGAATCTAACTGAACTAAACATTTGCGATTGTGGTTTAGAATAGGTCGTAGCCTGATTTCCAGAAGAAGGTTGAGGATCAATAAAAGGATTTACTCCACCAGTAACGATAGGGGAGAACGTAGTTGATTGAGGTAGAGAAGGATTCTGGACGGGACCACCACCTAGTAAATCAGCTAAATCAGTTGCTCCGTCAGACATTTATTTAGAAGAGAGGTTTTCACATTGAGTATCCTCCGCATGATATTGATAGCATTTCTTATTAAACGAAACATTTTTTCCTTCTATTTGGTCAACGGGCAACCCTAATGTAACTTTGGTTTCAAAAGGTTTATGAAATAACATAACAGCTATTCCTAATCCAATAATGAATGATAGAAGAGGCAGAGTTTCTTTTGATACTGGATTCATTTATGTTGTGCTGCGATGATATTGAGAGAAGTTTCTTTTCCATCGCAAGGAACTTCTACCGATCTAAACTTTACACATCCCGTTTTTGTATGTAAAACTTCATTACCGTTTGGTGTAGGAATCTTAGGATCATCTCTTAAAGGAGGACTAAATACGGAAGTAACCAATAATCCAACAATGAATCCTGTAAAAGACCACAATAAAGATATCATTATCTATTACAACGTGAAAAATTACAGCGTGATCTGTAAGAAGAAGGTGCTGTCATAGTAGTAATTGAATGCGCTAGCAAATTTGCAGCTGTTTTTGATTTTAATCTAATATCAGGGATAGTAGAAATAGTACATAAAATACCAGTTGCGGGATTATATCCTTGCAACACATTTGGAGTAAAATTCTGCATTTATATATTTACGACTAAATTCCGTACCAACTATTTGCAGTATTCACACCTCCCTCACTGGCTTGTATAGCTTTAGTAGGAATTATTAAAGGTTGTGATGTAGCGGACCCCCCTCGCTTTCTACGAATAGTACGACGACGAGATTTTGAACGCTTACGAGTTTTACGAGGCATTTGTTTATAGACAAGAACATTTGCGATTAAGGGAAAAGTCAAGACTTGAATAATCGAGCTCAGCAAAATTTACTGCACAATTTATTACACCAGTTGAAGGTGCAGATAACATATTGCCTGGATAATGGACTTTAGTATTTCTTGCTTCTGCTATGATACGTTTACCTCTAGTGTATCTACTTGAAGTAGCAACTGGAGTTCCTGTTGAGCTTGCTCCAACAACAATGACTCGATGAACTGTACCCTTTTGTCCAATTATTTTTTCACAACTACATGAACTCATTTACTACTTAGCTGGTATTCTTAATTTACGTTTAACCTTTACTGGTTTTTCAACGATTTTAGGTTTTATTTCATCATAGTGCTGCCGCGCTTGTTCGAGAGGAAAATCCTTGTATACCATTTCCAGTTTCAGTTTGAGGAGTCTGTCCATATTGTGTTAATGGGACATTTCTTACTGCGTTATTCCACGTTCTAGGCTCAAATGGAATTTTTTGAAGTTCAGGAGGAGTTCCAGTTCCATAACTTGCATATAAAAAATATGCAAATGAACCTAAGACAACTACAAGTAAGGTAACATTGAACCACCAAGAAAATATAGAATCACGAACACTTCGTACCCAAATGAGATTATCTTCAATTTGAGATATCGTATCTTTTGCTAAATGATTCATCTTATCATCTTAATAAGAACATTGAATGGCATCTTTATCCACAGTATATATTGTATCTGTTGTTTTAGCAAGTTTGGCGGGTGTAGGATCAGCTTTTATAGGTAATCGTATTTATCCTATAAAAGGTGGGTCAGGTCTACCTCCTCCATCACCTGAAGAAGTAAGTGAAGCTGCTGAAAAAGCAAGTCAATTAGCAAAACGTTATGCTGAAGCTGAACAATTTCAAAGAGACGAAACTAAAACGTCTTTACAATCTGAGGAGTCTTCCAACATTGGACGAATTTAATTTTTAATTTATTTAAAATTATGTCTACATATACATTTGTACAACCATGTGTACAAATTGAGACGTTGTCTTTTTCACTCTCAAGAATAATACGTATAATTTCGTAATGTTCTTGGGGACTCAAATCTTTCATACAAATTGTTATAGGAGAATTTTTATACATTAGATGTTCTCTAATAACATCCATTATTATTACTCATTTTGGGTGTTAAAATCTCTAATATGAGCTAGGGGGTTTTGCGTATGGGTTAGATTGTAAAGCTTTGGAATACTTAGGATGAATTCTTTCAACTAGAGCATCTTCTTTCAAAGGAGTATTGTATCTATAAGAGCCCATATGTTCAGCACTTCCTGGACTTGCAACGACATTACCTCCTGGGTTGAATCTAGTTGCATCAATGATAGCTTGCTCATTACGTCTTGATTCTACGGAATAAGCATCAGAACCATGAGGCATCGCAGTTCCTCCTCCTGCTGGGCCAGGTCTTCCTTCTGCAGTAAGTTTCATAAATTCTTGGTAAGGTTCCGTAAATGCTCGGACATAAGGAGCTAGAATAGCAATTGAACCACCTGCACTTCCAATATATTCACGTTCAGTAGTTTCACGATTTTGAGTCTTGTAAGGTTGAGGAGAATAGATCTTAGGAGCAGTTTGGACTCCAACAGCTGTATTCACACGGTCCATACCAAGAATAGCAAAACGGTCGGGTTTATTTTTGGTAACTGATGCTTGAATACCAGAAGCGGTGATAAAACTAGCTCCGGGAATTACAGGTGGTTCATACGAAAGCTTTTCCTTACCTAGAACACGAATCTCGTCGGTAGTCTTAGGTAACGCAAAATCACGGAACTGGTCTTGCTGAAATCCTCCTTTAGGAATATTCGTGTAACCGTCATCTGCTCCAGGCCCTACTTGAATTTGATCGATAGGAAACACATTTTTCATGTTCTGTCCGCTAACCATACGAGATTGCATAAAATCAGATTCATCTGGATTACCAAACGGGTTTCCCGTACCAGGCTTAATATCGAAGAATGATTTAGCTTCACGTTTCTGAAAGTATTCCTTTCCTGCACCAGTGTGATTATCTAGAACTTGATCGTTAGCACCTGAATACATACTCTGAGTGACCTTAGCTCCAAAGAAAGGAACTTGGTTAGTATGTCCGGTCGGAGCTTGTGAAACTACCGGTCCATCACCAGCTTCTTCGTTTGGACGAGGAGCCATAGTGAACTGCTCTACTGCTTCATAAGATGCATGAGTTTGATCTTTTGCGAGCAAATATCCGACTGCCCCAAGCCCTAATAAAAGTGCCACTTCAATCATCCTTTGTATTGAAACCTTACTTTTTCTTCTCTAATCTTGCGGATTCAGGAATCGATTGATTTCCAATTACTTGTTGTCGGTTATCATATTGCCAAGTCAGATTACGGTGTGTTTGATCTAACTGGGAATTATGTTGAATATTCGGAGTATAATTCGATTCCGTCTCCGGAACATATACTTTACGTTTAATAGGTGTATCTAATGCGTAGTTCATTTAGTTTCTTCTGGCATTTTAAATGATGGGAAATCCCACCTAGACCAACCAGCGCGATTAAAGGAAGAAATATTCATATCATTTAGTATTCCCTTGAATTTACTAACCATACTTTTGAAAGCAGATGAATCTGTCCTTGGAACTGGAAGAGGAAATTTTTTATCAGTAGGACTTTTAGGTTTCACACCATAACAGTTTGCACCAAATTTATTAGCAGGATCAAAATATCCTCCATTTATACCAGGTCTTCCACATCCAGTTCTTTTAGATGCGTCCATCTCTCCTTGTAGAGCTTGCCATGTCTTAGTTTGTGTAGGATATAAAGCCATACCTCCTTGCGTCCATCCGTAAGCACACCATTCAGCTCCTGAAGTATACGCATCTCCGACTTGATCGTAAGTTGCTAGTTCAGAATCGTAAGCAGCGCAAACAGCTGCTGCTTCATCGTATACGTAATCATTGCCTCCTACGTAAAAAACTTCTTTCTTTTCAAGAGAAGCAGTTGGTAAAACATTTACGGGAAGAGAACTAGGCACAGGAGTTTTTTCGAAGAATCCAACATTTAGACCTGTAGGAGTTTTTTCAATAGTGAGATACCCCATCTTAAAAAGGGTATATCCCAAAATACCAATTAAAATTAGCACTACAAGAAGAGAGAAAAAGCTTCCAGTTGAAACCACTACTACAACTGATAGAAGAGCTAATCCTCCCATAGCAACCATAAATATTGTTGGAGTTGGCAACATCTTTGTTAATTCTCTAGACGATAATAAATCACTAATCTCATTCTATCAGAAATAGGAAATTGTTTAGGTCCATGTTCTTGAACTCTTGTATCATCCAAAGTATACCATGATGAACCGGGTGGCATATTACGACCGTACCCCCACCAATGAGAACCATTATAACAACTTACTGAAATTAAGGCATACTGTTTTTTATTAAGCATAAGTATACTAGAATAATCAACGGACCCCTTAGTAGGAACCATATGAAACATCATGACTCTCGGAAATGTTCCAATAAGTTGTTGTTTCGTACATCCATTCTCTGAACACTTTTCACATTTCCATTCTTGAATCTCGTGCTTCTTTACTGTCTCAGAAATACATTGAGTAATGGGTAGATTTTTCTCATTACTCGATATAGAAAATTCTATAACTGAATCTTCTCTGATTTGCTTTTCTCCACAATGACTACATACAATTGAATCAGCAATCTTAAATCTCATAAGCTTATCTAGAAAAGGAAGCTTATCACATAAATATTGAAGAAGTTCATGTGAATCACCAATATCATTTCCAGCAGGAAGATATTCGGTCTTTACAGACTCAAAGAACTCTTTAAGACCATCTTCACCTTTTGTTTTCCAGATTTTTTGAAGACATATGTCTATTATATTTTCTTTGTCTGCTTCATTAGCATCGTATCTTTGTTGAACTTCAGGAATCCTGAATATTGCTTGAATACATGCGTTCACCCAACAACTTCCTCGAAAATTGCGTAAACCGAACATTTATCTTTGAATCTTGGAGAAATCTGCCAAGAAAGGTTGCGGTCCGTTTTCATCGTGAGGAAATGCTCTTGCGAAGTTTGGGTTAAATTTGTGACCGTTATCTTCAGTATGTTCTCCCAAATTCTTTATGTCTTTCGAGGGTTTATCATCGGGTTTTCTTCCAGGAATAGGAGTTGTTTCAGGACCGTATATATCAGGATAAGACCTTAGACTGTCTTCGTCTTTTGATGAAGAATGATCGGGTTGTGGTTCGGCTTTTGTAGTCTTTGGTCCGTATATTTCAGAAGCACTTACTTTATTTGATGACTCCTTTCCAAATTTATCCAATGTGTCCATAAGGTCTTTATTAGTCATCATCTCTCTACGAGACATATAAAACATCAAAATACATAATACGATAAGTAATCCAACTGCTAGAAGATCCATTATTATTTATATTGTAAAATACATTGTTAAATCTTGTCCCATACTTATAAACTACGAGATGTATGTGGGGCCTAAATCCCTGTTCCAACAACTGGTCTCTACAAATGCAGCTAATGATCGGGTAAAACGGGTCTCAGGAAGTGGTACCGGACCAACTGGTTACACTGGCCCAAACACTGGTTTTACGGGGGCCACTGGGTATACAGGACCAAACTCTGGATTTACAGGGGCTACTGGTCCTACTGGACATACTGGAAATACTGGGTCTACCGGTTATACTGGTACTGGATTTACAGGCGCTACTGGGTATACTGGTAGTGGAGGTACTGGTCCTACTGGGTTTACTGGGTATACTGGCAGTGGGTCTACCGGTCCTACTGGATTTACTGGTTACACAGGCCGTACAGGATATACTGGTCCTACTGGTAGTGGAGGTACTGGTCCTACCGGATTTACTGGTTACACTGGTACCGGATTTACAGGAGCTACTGGGTATACTGGTAGTGGAGGTACTGGTCCTACCGGATTTACTGGTTACACTGGTACCGGATTTACAGGCGCTACTGGGTATACTGGTAGTGGAGGTACTGGTCCCACTGGGTTTACTGGGTATACTGGCAGTGGAGGTACTGGACCTACAGGATTTACTGGTTACACAGGTCGTACGGGATATACTGGTCCTACTGGTAGTGGTTCTACTGGTCCTACAGGATTTACTGGTTACACTGGTAGTGGATTTACAGGCGCTACTGGGTATACTGGTAGTGGAGGTACCGGTCCTACCGGATTTACTGGTCCTACTGGTACCGGATTTACAGGAGCTACTGGGTATACTGGTAGTGGAGGTACTGGTCCTACCGGGTTTACTGGTCCTACTGGTAGTGGTTCTACTGGTCCTACAGGATTTACTGGT